CTCACACCTCCTAGGGCTGGGGTCATCGGTCAGGCTATCCGCTGCAACCGAAAGCGGCCGACCTCTACCGTCTCTTGGTGGAAACCAGAATACCGCCTGGTCTCGTAAACGATCAGAATGTCACCGGAGACGATTAGACGTTGGCCGATGACCGTGAAGCTCTCACCGAAGCGGATTGAGCCATCTTCTGCAACGCGCGCTGGGATCTCGCTCATCATCATCCTCTCAAATGCCACGGGCCTTTAGTGCTGCGATGCAGAGGGCGATGGCGGGGGTTGCGCTCGTCGCCGAAATATCGCGCCCACTGGTCACATCGAAAGACCTGTGATCGCCAGCCTCAACATAAACGCAATCGAAATCTGGTGATTCAAGCCGGGCAAAGCAGCCTGCTTCATCCTGACCCCGTGACTGAACTAGCCAGCGCCACCCTTCCGGCACCAGCGTCATCGCGGAGTCCAAGCTGCCGGTGTAGTGGGGCGCTGCAATCGGCTGGGGGTTATTGCCACCAGCAAGCCAGCCGCCCGGCGCAATCACGATTCCAGCAACAGCCGCCGCGCCGAACAGGAACCGCCGCCGTGAAAGTTCGATCTCCGCATCCAGCGCCCTATCCGGCCCGGTCGCGCCCTGTAGTCTTTCTATGAGGGTCATGGCTTCAGTTCCTCGAAATGTCCGCAGGCAGCGGCTGCTTGGCGCGATCAACGACAAGACTAGCCAACCCCGGCAGCGTCTCGGGGCCGTAGATCGCGCGCCAGTAATCAGCGGCAATCTGCACAACAACGCTGGCGGCTTCGTCCGCCTCAAGGCCGCCGACCATTGCGTCATGGATGGCATCTGAGATTGCGTTGCCCAGATCGGTAAGAGCTGCTTTTCCGCTCATTTCGTATCGGCTCACAGCTTCACCTTGGCGAGGATTGCGGCGGCATGTTGGCGGTGCGCGATGATGTCTTGCGTCGACGGCGGCCACTCGTCGGTGCGCTGGCGCCGCTCTAACTCAAGCGCCTGCTGTTCATGCCACTCCGCAGCCTCACGCAGCCCGGCGTTGTGGGCTTCGCGGAGGATGGTGGGGAGGTCGATTGCGGTGAGGGCGGCGCGGGCAAGGTGCCGATAGGTGTCCGCCGATTCCTTGGGAAGGGATGAGGTCGCGTGCGCTTCGATTAACCGCTGATCCGCGTTGCAGAGCGCCAACGCCACCTTCTCCACCGTGTCGTCAGTCATGGCGCTCTCCTGCAATGCGGTCGATGATGGCGAGGAGCTTTTCCAGTCCTTGCCGGGTGTGCAGCGTCGTCGGATGCTCTGCCGCTGCGCCATGGCTGTCACCGTCGGCAATCACCGCGCGCATGTCAGACATTACGCTGCGGTCGCCAAGGGTCAGCCTCGGCGCGCTCTCTGCGATGAGAAATGCGATATAAGCCGCGCGAGCCTCTGGGCCTATCTGCTGCAGCGTAGCCCATGCTGGCCCGGCAAGATGCTCCGCCACCTTGTGCCAGTCCTGCGGGGATGGGGCGGGGGTGTTCGGGGCGCGGCGGTTCCATCGCGCAACGGCAGCGGCATGGCTGTAATCGCACGCAGCAAACGTCGCCTCGCAATCCTTGTTCGTGCATTCAACCGTGTAATTGCCTTCGTCGGTCGGAATGTCTGGCGTTGCCCATGCGGCCGACCCACAGAACGGGCAGCCCAAAAGATCATTTTCTTGCTGCATCTAGCGCTCCCTTCCATACGCGCCCCTTGGCGATTTCCCTAGGGAGGCTTTCGGATATGCCATAATCCGCAGCGATGCTTCGACACGCCTCCCCGGAAAGGCGGCGCCTTGCGATCTCCACGGCTTTATCGAAAGTCAAAATTGTATGACGCGTATTCCGCGCCTGCTCGGTCGGTGTCGCCCAGCGGCAGTTTCCGGGCTCATACCCTTTTGACACATCGATACGATCCAATGTCGTGCTTAACGGCCGCTCGCCCATATCGGCCAAAAAATTGTCAAAAGTGCTCCACCGCTCGCAAAAGGTAATTCCGCGAGAAAAATATCGGTCGGCGTTGTCGCGTTTTGGGTTGCGGCATCTTGTTTTCATTGCCAACCAAGAATGATAGGTCGGACTCGCTTTGCTTTGGCCGTCGTGGCGGGCGTGCCCGTGGCGAAGCCTTGTAGCTTTTGACGAAATGGGCTTCAGCGTCTCGTCAGCCCCCGCCAGCACCGCCGACCCCAGCGTGTCGTTGAACGTGTCGGCGTAGTGGATCGGCTTCTCGTCAGCCATTGTCTGTCTCCTTCTGAAGGCTCGCCTCGATTTCAGCAAACGACGCACTCAGCCGCGTCATGCGCTTCACGTTGCAGTCGAAACACCACGGACCCCAGTGCGTCACGCATCCGAGACAGCCGCAGCCCGCGCACCGAACGCGGGGACGGATTTTGTTGCTGGGGTGCTGCGGGTCGGCCCAAGGCGTCATTGGCAGCGGCACGCTATCAGCCATTGTCCGTCTCCTTCTGCTCGGGCTCGGTGGCGAGGGATGCGATGCGAGCGATGCGCGGGTCAGAGCCTATTCCTACATACCCGATAGCCGTCGCAATCCCCCTGATCTCCTCCAGCCGCTTCGCCAGTGCGTCGGCGCGGGCTTCGGCTGCGGTGGCACGATCAGCAATCTCAGCGTAAAAAGCGCCACTCCTGATCCGATCCATACGCGCCGTCATATCTTCGTACACCAGCTTGACTTTCGCATTCTCACGCTCAAGCTGCTCGATGCGTGCAGCACTTTCGGCGCGGCCTTGGGCCTTTGCGTCATTCAGCAGGTCGGGCAGCACATACCGCTTCCAATCGGATATCTCGCTCATGGCTTGGGCTCCTCCAGCACCAATGCAAGAGATTCATCCAGAAGATCATTGAGGCGAGAAGATTTTTCCCAGCCAAGTATTGTGTCGCCTGATTTGCTCCGCACAAGCAGGTCAAAGGCTTCCATGGCGACATACCGCTCCAGCTTTGCCAGCCCCTCCCGCAGCCGCTTGTTCTCGGCCGACAGGTCTAGCGCGAGGCGGGCGAGGTCGGGGGCGGTTGCAATAAGAGCGGCATCATCTTCATCCGTCACTATGGCGAGGCGCCCATAGTTTGGAGCGCCGTCAATTTCATATGGGTGCGTGCCAGGCGCAATTCGCGTGCCGTGATCACGGACAGTCCACGGTCCGTGAGACACCAATTCCACCATCTCCGGCAGCCGCTCCAGTAATGCGCGCTGTTCGGGGGTCATGGCTTACCCCCGATCTTTGCCAGGAAGGCGGTCATGCGGGCGCGGTCGGAGTCTCGGTACATCTGCGCCTCCGGTGTGTCGTACTTGAAGCCGTTTTCGTCACCTGGCAGCCAGTGCTCCGGCCACATCGCCCGGCACAGATCGTCTATGTCGGGCGCGGGGGCGGCTGCGAGCATGGCTTCCCATCGCCGCAACATCTTCGTCCGCGCGATGATGATCTTGTCGCCGAGACGATAAGCGTTGTCGATTTCCGGCTTGTTTGCGTGAACGGCTTTGCAGCCTGCGCGGCACATCTCCTCCGTCGCCTCCACCGGCACCAGCTTGAGATTCTGTGTCATTTCGTGCGCTCCCTGATTTCGACGCGCACTGTTCGCTCATTTCCAACACGCATCGCCGCTGCCTCTGCTCTGGTCTTGTAAATGTCCAAGTGCCCATCGCCCATGAAGTCGAAGATTGACCCAGCATGGTCAACGTTCGCCCACGCCAGGACCGGTTTCATTTTCGCTTTTTTGGTCATCCTTCGCTCCTGTGCAGGATGGTGGTGGCGCGCTGTAGCTTGGCAAGCCGGATAAGTTGTGCAGCCAACTGAAGCGCCGCGATCATGGTCACCTTGTCGCCCGATGCCTGGGCTTCTCTGGCTAGCGATATGCACGCGTCAATCTGAGCAACTCTCGGATTGTGGTCCCCGAGCATATCCCCCGGCCGAGGATCTTGTCTGGGGTCGCGCGTCATGATCCCGCTCCAATCTCCTGCCGCAGAGCTCTGGCCATTTCGGGATGCATGATAAGATTTCCGTCGACCTGATACGCTGCCTTCTTGGGCACATGACGAATGACGACGTTCTGCTTGTGGCCGTAGCGCATGCGGCGACGAGCGCGTGCGGGCGACCGAACACGGGACCAATCCTCAACCGCATCGACCATGGCCCAGTCCTCAATGATGCGCATGCCGTTAAGCAGATCGTTCATGACTTCACCCCGCGTTGAAGCTGGCGCAGATCACGCCCGGGCCCGTGCCTGGATCGGCGATTCCGATCTGGCGGCAACTGACCAGATCGGGGCGCGTCCAAGCGCCGTCGTAAGCCGCTGTGCCTCCCCAAGCCCATCCTTCCCGCTTCTCATCCCACGTCATACCGCCGCTCGGATGGATGCGAATCGCCTCGTCCGGCGTTTCAGCCGCGACAACCGCGCTATCGTAAGTGTCGTAGCCGGTGTTTGCGGTCTGGGAGATCAGGTACAGGATCATGACTTCACCCCGAAATCGGCCGGGAGTTTAAAGCGGCGATTGACGGCGCGGCGGGCGGCTGCTTCTGTGGCTCTGGTTTCGTGGAAATCGTTGCCGCTCGCATACCAATAGTCCCGAGACCAGCCGATGTCAGCAACGCACCGAGGGCCACACATCAGCTTCCGGCCCTTCCATTCCAGTCGGGCGTTGTTCTTGCTCATTCGTCGGGCTCATCAAAATTGGCATTGATGGCGGTTTCCCACCCAGCCTCAAAAGCGTCACTTAGCTCATGGTGACGGCGGTCATTCGGATCAGGCTGGTGTCCGTATTTTTCCTGGAACCAGTCTTTGAAATCTTGAGAGAACGGATTCATGGCTTCACCTCTCTGTTTCGATGCGGGCTCTTGAGCCATAGCGCATCGCAGGGACCGGCCCAGCCGCATGTGGGGAACGGAGCGGCTGGGCCGGCGTCGGCTCGCGGGATGGGGATCGCTGCGAGCCGAGGTCAATCACGGGAAGATGTTGCCGGGCGCCCGGCCAAGCTTGGTCTCTACCGTCGCGTGGCCCTTGTGCGCGGCCACGTCGCCGACCATGCCCTTGACGTATTCGCTGGCGGCCTTCACGGAATCCATGTTCATCACGTCGATGGGAATCAGCACGTTGATGGTCGCCTTGAACACGTCGACATGCGCGACGGGGTCCTTGCGGGCGGGCTTCTTTGGGGTGGGGGTGTCCATGGGTATCTCCTCTGTGGGGTTGGGGTCAGGCGGCAATTGGCGCGTTCCATTCAGCGCCGATCACGGGCCGGATGGCTTCGATGTCGGTTGCCGAGCCGCAGTGCTTTAGCAGCGCGGTCCGCACGGCTTCTCGCGGATCGGCCCCTGACCATACGGCGAACAGCGGGCCTTTCCAGATCGGGTTGACCGGCGCGACGACTTCCAGGGCGAACCGCTTCCTGTCTTCGCCCATCAGGGCCTTGGCACTGGCAACGGTCTCGTGGAGTCCGGCGGCCTCGCGGGATAGTGCCGCCGCGATCTCGGCTTGGTAGGCGCTGAGCCGGGCCGCGTCTTCTGGCGCAAGCAGCGGCAACACGTCGTCGACGGCGCCTTCCAGCACGATCCGCAGCACGTTCTTTTCCAGCAGGATCGAATCTCGCGCCTTATGCCGCGTCACGTAGTCATCCGCCTTGATCTTCACCATGGCGCCGGAATGCCAGCGGACGACATAGCCCTCGGCATCCTTGAGCCCGCGGACATGCGCCATGAATTCCGCCAGGTCGCCGACGCTGGAGCCCCACGTCGAGACGACATGCGGGAACCCGAGATATTCGATCGGCAGGTATCGGCCGGTGACCATCTCGCGCGCGCCGGTCAGGACCATGCGGTCGTCCGGGTAGCGGATCACGATCTGGTTTCGCGGGCTGCACCACTCGAATATCGGAGTGATGCCGTCGAAAAGCAGAGAGCGGGCACGATCCTCCAGGCCGTTCGCTTTGGCCCAACGGCCCGCATCCTCCGAGATGTCGGTGATGCCGGCGCGGGTCATCCACACCAGCTCGCCCATGACCATGGCGGGGTGCACCATCGAGCCGTCCAGCTTCTCCAGCACGACATGGCCGTGATCCCAAAGCAAGACATCGAGTTGGGTCTCGACCTTCTCGCCGACATTGAAGAACTTGTGAAACGGCCTGCCGATGATCTGATCGCGCGGGCCAAACTTGATCCCGCGGCACTCGCGGCGGATCGGGTCATCGAAAGAGTCCGGCCCGGCGAAGATGTAGTCGACGGCCGTATAGCCGTCGCGCGTCTTCACCGCAAAGTCGTTCCGGCCCTCGACGGCGCGTAGAACTTGGCTGAGATGCGTGATCGGCGGAAATCCGTTATGCCCGTACATCGATCACCTTCACATTGGGGAGATAGTCGCCGGCCAGGATGTCCTTGATCTGCGACCGAAAGGTCTGATCGTGCTTCGCGATAAGATCAAACGGCTCGCCGTCTGCACTGGTCAGGCCGAGCCGCCAACCGCCGTCGCGACGCTTTTCCTCTATCGGCCGGTCGATCACGACGTAGGTGACATCTCCGCCGCTCGCCAGATCGGCCACGCCCATTCGGTCCTTGCGTCGCAGATTGGTCGCGTCGATCACGACCGGCAGGCCATGCGACAGCCTAGCGCGAGCCTGAGCGTGCAATGCCTCGAACACCGCGTCGTTCTTCGTCTGGTCGCGAAAATCGCCGCAGAGGTCGGCGCGGATTTGGTCGCTCGACAGAACGTGCGCCGGGTGAATCCCCAGCGCCCGCGCGGCGTCGGATTGCAGCCACGTTGTCTTCCCGGCGCCGGACGGGCCGACCATCACCGTAAGCTTCCCGGTGACAGCCGGAGCATCTGCGTCGGACTTTGCCTGCAGGCAGCACAGCCCGGCCTCGCGCCACATGGCGACAACGGAAGGCCGATCATCGATCACGAGCCACGGCTCATAGCCGTCTGCCCTGATGCCGTCGAGGATCTGGCGCTTGACGATATGGTCCGCGCGATGGTCACCATCGGGCCGCATGTACAGGGAGGTGTAGCCGGTCAGGTCGTGATCCAGCAGCCATTCCTGCGTCGTCTGCCGATACCGTTCCGGGCGCCCGCTGCACAAGAGCAGGGTTTCGCCCTGATCTTCCAGCGCACGAAACAGCCTATGCACAGAAGCGATGGGGCGATCCTCCGCCATCGTGGCGAAGAATTGATCCCAGTCCCGCTTCCCATGCTTGACGTGGTGCAGACGATGCCCGCAATCCGCCAGCGTCCCGTCGATATCGAAAATCACGCAATCCATTGTCATGCCCCGCCGATCTCCGCCTTCCTCGCCTCCGCCGCCTGCTCGATCTCGACGCGCCAGGCCTTCTTCGCCCGGCCGATGCCGTCGAGCTCGGCGGCGTGCGCCGACATCCAGGCATCGATAGCGGCCGGGCTGTCGAGAAGCGGCACAGCGTTCATTGCCAGCCCGTGCCAGGCTTTCCAGTCCGGGGCGCCTTCGTGCATGGGAGCGGAGATGTGAGCGACAGTGACTGACGGAGCCTTGGGGTCTGCCGGCCGGCTCTCCTGCTTCGGCGCCTCTGCCTTGCCGCCGCCGAGTTCCGCGGCCAGAGCGTGCGCCGTCACGGTCGGGAATTCCTCCTCCGCCGTCACCTCCTGGCGCTTGATGGACTGGTAGGAGACGCGGAGGTTCGCGAGGTCCACCGGGGTCAGTGCGTCGGCACTCATGCCGGCCTTGGCCTCGATCCGCTCCCGCGAGATGCCGATCTCCGCAAAGGCCTTGAGCGTCGCGGCGATGCGCTGCGCGATTGGCACCTCAGAATCCCCGCGCTCCAGCGTCGTGCGGCAGGCATCCTCGGCCTGCGACTTGATGTAGGGCGGGATCACCCGGAAGATCATTTCGCGCAGCCGGCGCGCCGCGTTGTTGGCGTTGTTCTCGTAGATGTCGCGCATGTCAGTCAGGGCCTCGGCGCCGCCCTTCTTGTCGCGCTTGTGCGGCACAATGAACGTGGTCTCGGCCCGGGTGTTCGTCTCCAAGTCCCATGCGAAGGCCATCATCTCCGACATGCCGTCATCGTCGTTGCGGTCGAGTTCCTTGACGCCGTAATCGACGTTGCCCCAGCACCGCGCGAGCTCGCAGGCGAGATGGATCGAGGAGCCGGAGACGGTCTGTCCGCCGCGGGGGAACTTGAAAAACGCCTTCTCGGCAAGGCGCATCTGCCCGCAGCTTTCCAGGATCTTGTTCAGCGCCGACGCCTCGGACCGCGGCGTGTGCTTCGCGACCACCACCATCGCCTGGACCTCGGCGACAGCGCGGGACTGTTCGATGTGCGTCGCCTGGGAAGCGGGGCCGCGGCCGGGGACCGGCTGCAGGTGCTGTTGAAGTGCGACGGCTTTCTGTGCGGCTGGGTTAGCCATGCTCTATGCTCCTGAAAGGATGTTGCGAACGTCGGTGTATTCGGGATCGGGCGGGGCCACGAACTCGCCGGCCGCGCTGCGTTCCATGAGGCGATGCTCCATCCAGCGCGGCATGCGGATGGTGATGACGTTGTCGGCATAGCCGGGCCACTCGCCGGTTTCGATGCAGCGGGCGAAGGTGTCGATCGCCTTGCGGTTCAGGATGCGGCCCCACTCCAAGGCCTCGTCCTCGAATGTGGCGATGTCCACGAGATAGGGCGGGTCCTTCTCCTGGATCACGAGGTATGGAACCGGATCCTCGATACCGACGGCGCGGGCGATGTCCTGGCAGAGCGCGGCGGACTGGTGGTAGCCGCGGCGGTGCGCGTCCACCTCGAATACCTCAGCTTTTGCGCACATAGTGCTCTTGAGGTTCGGGATGAAGCGCGACGAGTTGCCGAGCCAGTCCGGGCGCGCCTTCAGCCAGACTCCGGTCGCCGGGTCCTTGGCGAACATGCTCTGCTCAGGCCTGCCATCGGTGAAAGCTTTCGATGCGCGCGGGTGCCTCATCACGGCATCGCGCATGGCCACCAGCGCCTTCCATTGGTCCGCCGAAAGGAAATCGACCCCGGCCACGTCGTTCTCGGCGAGCCAGGCCTTGCCTTCCTTGGTGCGGCCGTCGTGGCCCTCGGGCTTCACGCGGTAGCGCTTGCGGAACTCCGCCTCGCCCTCCAGCACGAAGCAGTGGAAGGCGCGGCCGAAGCGGAGCGCCGGCGTGTCTTCCTCGACGATCCGATCCGGGTTGTAGGGCGAGGTCACGTAGTAGATCGCCGGGCAGGCGCGCTCGATCAGCGTGAGCCCGGAACCGGAAATGGATGGCGCGTCGCAGGTGTCTCCGAGGTAGCTGGCGAACGGGACGCCGTCATAGACGCCGGGCGCGGTGATCTTCGTCATGCTGCTTGCGCCTCCCGCGCCTTGAGCCATCGGTAAAGCTCCGCCGTGGCGCGGACATCGTTGATGGCCCGATGCGCGCCTTCGAGGTCTCGGCCGAGCAGGATTTTGACAGCCTCGCCGAGCTTCGGCGTCTTCGGGCCGTTGCGCCCGGCCGCGACCATTCGCTCAGTCGGCGGCAGTTTGCAGAGCGGCGTCACCGCCTGCATGACGCAGAAATTCGGGAGCTTCTGGTATCGATCCGGCAGCCCGGCGCGGCGCCATTCGCCGCGCATCAGCTTCAGATCGAACTGGATGCCGTAGGCCACCATGACCTCGGCGCCATCCATCAGCGCGCCGAACTCGGCGAGAACGTCCTTCAGGGGACGGCCGCCTTCCTCGATCTTGACGCAGTCGAGGCCGTGCAGATGCGCCAGCCGGTCAAGGTCGGCGCGGGCCTTGTCGCTCCAGCCATCCGGCAGCAGCATCGTGTCCAGCGACGCGATTTCCTGATCGCCGTCGAACAGCACGGCCGCAAGCTGGGCAACGCGCGGTTGGGATTCGTGATCGGCCGGAAGCGAGAAATCGGGCAAGCCGGTCGTTTCGGTGTCAAACACCAGAGCTTTCATTCTGCTTCACTCCCTCCAAAATCCGTTTCCGATGCTTCTCAGCCTCCAACGCCAGCCGCTCGCAGACCTCAAACGACGGCACCTTGGCGCGCAGCCATGCGAGTTGGTTCGGGCCGAGGTCGGCGCGGGGCTTTTCCGGTGCCTTTGCCGGCGCGATGTTGATGGTCGGCGTTGTGACCGCCTCCGCCGCGGGGGTGCCGACGATGGCAGCCAGGCGTTCGGACAGGCGGTCGCGGATCGGGATCTTGGTGACGTTCGTCATGACCCCCTCCACATCGCGCGCACGATCCAGATCACATCCGCCGTCAGCAACAGCGCCAGGGCGGCATGGAAGATTTCGGATTCGGTCATGGCTTGGGCATCCTTAGTTCCGCTAGGCCGCTAAACACGCGATCCACAGCGTTGCGCAGTTCGTCCCATTGCTTGGCATCGACCAAAACCCAATCGTCGCCTTGCTTGATGCTCGCCTGCGCGGCTCCGTCGTCGTTGAAGGAACCGCACACTTCCATCCCGTACCCCGAACCGTCAGGGTAAGCGGCAAGGCGGAGCACTATTTCGACAGGCCCATCGCTCACAGCTTTGTCTCCTCTAGAGCGGCGCGTCCGGCATCGGTGATCGCGTACATCCGATACAGCGAAACCTTTTTGGCCGTGGCGGTAGGGTCAACGTCAATCCAGCCGTCAAGCTTCAAGGCGTAGAACGTGGTTATCCGCACGCCGCGAATAGACGCCCGATAACAAATCTTGGCTTCTGGCTTGGGGCCACACCAATGCTCGATCAGTGCCCCATCCCGCATTGCCCCAAGCACCTTCCGTTGTGCCGGCGTGGGCTTCTTCATGGCTGCTTACCTTCGATGGCGTGACGCAGGGCGTGGCGACGGAAAGCACGCTCATGCCCGCTAGATCCGGGTTCGGCGTAAGCCTCCCAAGCCTTCACGATCCGCTCCAGGGTGTCGGCGGCGTCCCTGACCAGCGGCACGCCATCGTTGCTGACAGGATGCGGAGACTGCGGATAGTCAGCGCGCCGCAGCCGCTCAATCAGTTCGCGTGTGGGTGTGGTCATGGCAGCACCGGGAGCTTGGTGAGGAGGGATTCGATGCGCTGGATTTCGGGGGCCATTGTGGCATCAGCGCCGCAATCCAGAATGTAGCTATGGGCGGCAAGCAAAACCGCCCACGTCTCCCGTGCCGCCAGCAAGATCGCTGCGGCGTCGGCAATCGAGAACTCCGCGACGTGCTGAAATTCGTTCGGCCTGATCTGCTTGGAAACCTCGACCTTATCAAAGGTCTGAATGTCGTAAACGTCGCTCATCTCACTCTCCCTTGGCGGCTGCGAGGGCGGCGCGGGTCTGCTGGCGCGCTTCAGCAAAAGCGATGTCCTTGTCTGCGTCGTAACGGATATGGCGCGTAGCTACTTCCATAGCCTCCAGCGCGCTCACCAGAGCGGCGTGAGAGTTGACTGCGCACATGATCAGAGCGGCGTTGGCGCGGGCCTCTTCCATCGTGCCCGTCAAGCCGCGGTCCATAACAGCAACCGTGATGGTCGCTGGATCGTCGCAAGAAATCGTCACGTCACACGGGCGTGCGCCAGTCGAATCCTGATCGCACGCAGCAATCCCACTGAAGTCATGCACAAACCACGGCGTCGGCGTTGCCTTGTCCATCACTGGTCTCCCTAACTACAGGCGGCGCACACCCGCGATTGCATCACCACTCACGCCAATCGGTGCGGATGATCGTCTGATAATCGCACCGAGCAATTCCGACGACGGCGGTATTGTTGGCGTCCCCGCTGTTCGCGACCCAAACCGGAGTTGAGCGGGTCATGACGTAATCGCCGCCTTTCCAGCCTTGGAAGTCAGCGCCGACCGCCTTTTCAAGATCCCGCAGGAAATCCGCCACGGTGTCATAGCCTTGGTTGGCGTACCCAATAGCCAAATGAGCGTAGACGCCGCGCCAGCTCCCGAGGTAGCACGGCACGAAATAGCCAAAGTCAAACGCGACAGACTGATCCTGCTTACGCTGCTTAAGCGCGTCGATCAGGTCGCCCAAAGTCCAATACTCGTTCATCACATCCTCCTTACCGCAGCAATTGCTGCATCAATCAGGTCCAGCACTTCCGCGCCGTCGTCTATGCCGATGCCCTTGAGCTGGCGGGCTACGGCCTCAGCGCACGCCTCAAGCATGTGCTCCGCGCATTCCTTGCCTTCATGGGCCTCAGCCGCATCAGCCTCAGCGCGGGTCATCTGGCGGCTCGGGTCCAGCTTCGAGAGGGGCGGGGTGGGGTACATGGTTAGGCCAGCCCCTTGAGCCGACAGCTACACGGACCCGCAGGCATGGCGGGTTCGTTGTGGACCGCGCAATCGCTGGTGTGACCGATCTCCGTTTCCCGCCAGCGCAGGAACATATGGGCGAAGTGTTCCTTGGCATCAAACGTGGCGCACCAACCATAGCCGTCTTGCTTAGGCTGCCTCCCGTGCCAGTATTCATCCCGGCACGTCTTGCAGGTAAAGCACTCGTGGTCGCAGCGCCATGTAATGTCATCGCCGCGATACCCCGATGATAGCGGGTTGCTGCGCGGGTTCGGCAGCAAATAGGTGTGGCGCTGGTCGGCGGGCTCGCCGCACTCCATGCACGGCACCCGCTCCCGGACCTTGCGGACGATCTTCACGTCGCCCTCGCCGGGAAGCCGCTCGCCGCAAGCCTCGTCCAGCTTCTTCTCAAGAATGCCGATCAACGGCACGCCGACCATTTCGTTTTCCATCTGCGCTCTCCCGTGTCCCCGTGGCTAGGCTAATCATTCCTCGCCCGCAGCGTGTCGCAATCGCGCTCTCGACCCTTGTGCGGGCACGGTAACTCGCCATCGCGGCAGCGGTAACAGGTGTGGTTGTGGAAGATGGTCCCGGCCTTGCTATCGTCACGGTCCCAACCGTCAGGAAATCCCGAACGGTTGTCTGCCGCCGTATAGAGCGACGCCGGGGGCACTTCACCGGTAGCAGCAAACCGGCGACGCATCTTCTGTATGTCGTCGCTCATCGCTCTGCGTCCGGCGCTTCGTTTGGATTGCGCGCGCCATCGATAACCAACGTTTTTGACCAAAACTGTTCGGGGTCAACCCAGTTCGGGCATCGGAGGATCGCGACAGTCGGGTTCCGCAACGACGTGACGATCCAATGCTCGCCGCGCTCGTTGACGCTATACCCACCTTGACAGCCCCTGCACCGCGCCATGGGTCAGACCTTCCCGCCAAGCGCAATGATCTGATCGGCCAGCAGGCAAATGTGCGCCCACTGCTCACCCGTCTCGGCCTTGCGCCGTAAAACTTCGATCTGACGCTTCAGGCTGTTGATCTTGCGAACGTTGGTCATCTGCGCTCTCCCGTGTCCCCGTGGTTGCGATCTGCCCCGCGCGGCTCACCCGTGGTTCCTATTGCAAATCCCGATGATGTCGCCGATGAGGTCGAGCACTTCGGCGGCGTCGTCCTCCGGCAGCATGTCCTTGAGCTGGCGGCGGGCGAGTTCCTGCAGGGCCTCGGCATTGCCGGCGACACAGGACCAGGCGCTATTCGTTTCCGCGGCGCTCTGCTTGGCGCGGCTCATCTGTCGGCTCGGGTCGGCGAACATCTGCATCTCGGATCCCCATCCTTCTGCTCGGCGCCGGGTGCGTCGGGCTGATGACGGAGATATATTGACGAGTGGTCAATCCGTCAAGCGCAATTTGACCAGTGGTCGCAAAAAATCCGCGTTAACTAATTGCTGATTTGCGATTCCAGGGCTCTGAGGGCTTCCGAGCCGATGCGGACGTTCCGGCCGTAGAACAACCAATCCAGGGTTACGGAATGCGTTAAGACAAAGGGCCTGATTAAGATGGGGTCAATGGGGTTTTTGTCTTTTTCCCATTTATTCCAGGTGCTTATATCAACGCTGCATTGATCCGCCGCCTGTTGCTGCGTCAAATGGTGGAACTTCCGTGCGGCTTTCAGGCGCCGTCCAGGTGTGGACCCGGCGGGCGCTAAGTCATTCGTGCTCATGCCGATTTTGCTGGTGCGAAGCGGGCTGCGGTCAACCCGAAACCGGGGGCCTTGACTTATTGATCAATCGTCAATAAATTGACGGGCATGCAAACCGTATCCGACATCCTGGACGCCATCGCCAAGCCGCAGTCTGCGGCGGCGATCATCATCGATACCGTGCCGAGCGCGCTGTCGCATTGGAAGCGCAGGGGCATCCCCCGAGAGAAATGGCCGGACATCGTGAAGGCGTCCAAGGGCCGGGTTGCATACGACGATCTGGAGCGGGTCGAGGCTCTGACTGTGGGGCTTAAGCGGAGGAAGCGCGCATGAGCGTGTACTTCATCCGCGCTGGCGAAACGGACTTTGTGAAGATCGGCACCGCCGTAAGCCCCCAAGGCCGGTTGGCGTCGCTTCAAATCGGCCACTACGAAACGCTGACGATGATTAGAGAAATGCCGGGCGGTCATGCCGAAGAGACTTGGCTCCATCGGCATTATCGCGACCGTCACGTTCGCGGCGAGTGGCATCGCTATTGCCCATCAATGCTTACCGTCCAAGTTGTCGCTACGGAATGCGCTGTCTTTCAGCGCCCTCCTGTTGAACCAACTCTCGCAAAAGCGATCAAAGCCGCCGGCGGAACCGTGAAGGTCGCCGAAGCATGCGGCATCACGCCCCAGGCGGTGAGCCAGTGGGAAATGTGCCCGACGCGGCACGTCCACCGGGTCGCCAGCATGGGCAGAGTGTCGGCGCGAAAGCTGCGGCCGGACATGTTCGGCGAGGCCGCGCCGGCGAACGCAGACGAGGCCGCCTAACCATGCGCATCGGGGGAGCATCGCTGCACCACACCGGCTCCGAGCCGGAGGACTTCACCGCGCGCTATCTCGCTGGCGCGCTGGAGCGGATCAGGAAGCCGGTCACCGTCGCCGTCATCCCCGGATATGTCAGCGGCAACGTGATCGCGCCGGATGTCTGGATCGTCCGCGCCACCGATGGCCGCGGCTGCTTCGGGCCGATCTACCTGGACCGCACCGCGGCGCTCGCTGCTTACTTCGCCGCTTGTGACCGTATCGAACCCGTCGCCGTCATCCCAGCGACGGAGGCCGGCTCCCCGCCGGCTGCGGCCGATGCAACCCCCGATGCCTCGGCCGCCCCCATTCTCCGCACGTCCGACCTCCCTGCGTGCGGTACTGCGGCGGAGGCGCTGTGATGGCTGCCTCTGCCGCTCTTTCCTTCGACCCGCAACCGATGGTGCAACATCGGCCGGCGGAAGATCGTTCGCATCGCTCGCTCGCTCGGTTTCATCGTTCCGCTCCGTCTCTGCCCACCAAACATGGGGCAGACGACATGCGGCTTTCATCTCGGTTGAACGATAGGAATCTCTCGGTCCTACCAGACACATCGGGAACCTCGTTGCAGGCCCGATTCCGCGAGCACGTCAACGACAACCCGAAGGTCGTCGCGCGCAATCTCGCCAAGGTCGGCGCGGAGATCAGCCCGCATACCGTGGCGGCGCATCAGAAGCAGCTCCCGCAGAACTGGGACGCCTTCATCGCCTATTGCCGCGCCTATCCGGGCTTCGCGCTCGATGCGCTGGAGCTGATGGGCATCGACATAGACCAGGACCGCGCGGCTTACGCGACCTTCCTTTCCATGAAGCGGCAAATCACGGGAGAGCAGTCATGAGCAAGCAGATTTCTTCCACGTCGTCATCGTCGGGCATTGGCTTTTTCGGCCTGCTTGGGATTGCGTTCATCGTCCTGAAGTTGACCGGCGTCATCACGTGGTCGTGGTGGTGGGTGACGGCTCCGCTTTGGGGCGGGTTCGCGCTGTGTGCGGTTATCGTGGTCGCGGCGGTTGTTCTGGTCGCGGTGCTGAAATGAGATTCCCGATGCCGGATGTTGACGACAAGCTGATCTTGCTCGGCGTGACGGGTGCCGAAATCCGGCGCCTGGGGAAGGGCGCAAAGCTTGCGATCATTCGCGGGCATGCGCACCGGCAGTTTCAAGCTGCGCGCGTTGAGCCCGCCATGTTCGCGCTCAAGCAGCGGCGACGCAGCGTTTCCGAAACCCGTGTCGCTCGGTGGTGCGCGTCTCACCTTGCACAGGATCTTTCGACGGCACCGCGTCATATCCGGCTGATGGATATCGGCCGATGACCGCGCTCCTCATCCTCGCAGCCCTTGGCCTCATCGGCTTCGGCGCTCTCGTTGGCGGCATGATTCGCACCGGCAATCCGAGCACGGAGCGCCCGATCCGCGTCATCCGGCGCACGGCCGTCGTTATCCCGCTGCGACGCGGCAGCTTTTTTGACGAGGTGGCGTGATGAGGCAAGGCGGCGACAGGCACCCGACGTTTCTGCGATCACCATGGGCGGACCCCGGCAACATCGAAACCCTGCGGCGGATGTGGGGCAACGCGCCGGCGCGCGAGATCGCGGAAGCGGTCGGCGGCACCAGAAACGGTGTCATCGCGAAAGCCAACCGGCTCGGGCTGGTGCGGCTGGAGAACCCGGCAGGCAAGCCGCCAGCGCGCGAGCCGTATCAGCGGCGTGCCGAGAAGCCCGTTGCGCCGAAGCCTGCGCCGGCAGAACCCCGCCGCCGCGGCGGACAGCCGGGCGCACAGAACATTTCAGCGATCCGGATGCGCCAGGCCAGCCGCGCCGCTGATGCGACACGGAAGCATCGACCGCTCGGCAAGGGCGCCGGGGACTTCGCATTCGGGGCCAAGAAGCGGCGGCATCAGGTCGAGGCGGCCCCGTTGCCGCTGTTCGATGAGCCCGCCGGGGTTTCGTTCGCCGATCTGCCGGCGCGGGGCTGCATGTGGCCGGTGCGCGAGGTCGGCGGCGAGCATCTGTTCTGCGGGTGCGCGGCGCAGAGCGGCAGGCCGTACTGCGAGGCGCATCTGGCGCGGGCCTATATCGCGCGGCCGGTCAACATCGAAGGGTTGGCGGAGGTGGTGAAGTGAACTGCAAATTCCAGGTCGGCGACAAGGTGGTGTGCGTGGATGCGAAAGCCAGTCCCGGAACAGTGTTGACTGATTCCTTACGGCTCGCCGTCGGAACAGTCTACACTGTGTCGCGTGTGGGAATTACGCAGAGTGATGAGCCCGGCGTTCAACTGGTCGAGTGCCCGCGGGACAATCGTTCCGGACTCAAGTGGTATCGCGCCTCTCGCTTCCGCCCCGTCCGCACCGTCAAGACCGACATTAGCATCTTCCGCCAGATCGACGCGGATGTGTTCGGCAAGCAGCCGGTGCGCGCATGACCCTGCGCAACATCCTCGCCCTCTACCTCATCGCCGCAGCCCTGTGTCTGCTGGCGTTCAACTGCCTCGCGATTCTGGACGCCTGGAGGGCCGCTTACGGCGATCCGCTGGTGCGCGGGCTGACGGCAGGGACGGAGTGGATCGTCGCCGGGAGTGCAGCGCTGGCGGCGGTGTGTGTTTCGGTGCGGCGGTGGCCGCGGAAGGAGCGGGAATGAGCAACATCCAGGACAAGCGGCTGCTGTCGTTCATTGAACGACTGGAGAACCTTCAGGCGCAGAAGGACGAGATTGCGGCGGATATGAAGGACGTGCGCCAGGAGGCGAAGTCCGCCGGCTATGACGTGCCGACGATCAACCGCATCCTGAAGATGCGCAAGCTGTCGGACCAAGAGCGCGCCGAGCAGGAGGCGTTGCGGGATACCTACCTCGCCAACATCGGCATGCTGGCAGGAACACCGCTCGGCAACTCCGGGCTGGAGCGCGCGACCCGTGGGGCGGAAGGGGGTGGTAAATCGAAACCCCCACGCGGCGGCGCGAAGAAGGTGGACGTGGTGACGGCCGATCTGCCGCCGCCGCATGACCCGGAGACCGGGGAGATCATCGAAGCGTTGCGCGAACCGATGCGGGCAGAAACCGGGATCGCACCAGACGGCAAGCCCATGACCACGGAACGGCTGGAGCCGGAATGGACGGACCCAGACATCCGGGTTTCGGAGCGCGTCGTGGGCGCGCTGGACGCGGTGAGGCGGATGATGCAGGGGCCAGTCACGGCATGACCGCGCTTTACATCTACGTGCCCGGTGAACCCGTGGGCTGGCAGCGTACCGCTAGCCACGGCAAGGTGCGCTTCGACACGCCGCGCAACAAGGCCGTGAAGCAGCATATCGGGTTGCTGGCGAAACAGGCGATGCAGGGCCGAGCCATGCTCAGTGGCGCGCTGCGGTGCGAGATCACAGCGTGGATGCCGGTTCCGGAAAGCTGGTCGAAGCGGAAGAAGGCCGAGGCTTTCAGCGGACGGCTCCATCACACCAGCAAGCCGGACGCCGATAATCTTTGCAAGGTCGTACTCGACGCGCTGAACAATGTCGCGTGGAGGGACGATGCGGCCGTGGTCGATCTGAGATGCTTCAAGAAATACGGCAGCCCGGTGCAGACCGTTATCGTGGTGGAGGCGATATGACCAGTCGCGGTTTCCGAACCCAATGGCTCCGCGCCCGGCGAGCCTATCGCAACGCTTCAGGCGGTCTGAAAACGGCGGCACGGAAGCGGCTGGTCAAGCTGGTCGCCGACGAGCTCCGGCGGGAAGTCGGGAGGGCATCATGACCCCGTACACATTGACCGCCATCCCTGACCGCCTCCGCAGCAACGCGGTCCAGATCATCGAGGCCATCGCAGCCGCAGCCGACCGCGGCGACAGATGCCCGACTACCCCGGAACTGCAGCGGCGCGGGCTCAGCGTGCCCGGGATCGTCCAGCTTGCCGAGGCTGGCCTGATCCGGACCGAGGTCTACGGCCGGAACTGGCGGGTGGTGTGGATCTGTCAAGGCCCGCACCGTGGCAAGAGCACGAAGCCGGCGCCGTATGGCGAGCCTTACAAGGTGATCGGGCCGGATCGGCCGCAGGTGGCAGCATGACTGAGCCCCACATCCCAACCCTGCGCTACTGCATCGAGCTAGCCCGCCGCAGCGCCGCCGCGTTCTCCAGTGACCGCGCGCACCCGGCCGTGGCTAAGGGCGCGCTGGAGGGGTTCGCGGAAGTGCTGGAGGAGGTGGTGAGGGAAGCGGGGAAGAAAGCCCCATGACCGCCCGCACCCCCCGCTACCGCGCTTATGCCGCATCCCACGGCCGCGACACGGAGTCCATGCTTGCCGCCGACCGCGCCGCGTGGCCGGGCGGACTGATGTGCGGGTTCATGATCTGGAACAGCCAGCACTGGCGGGAATGGGAAAGGGCAACAGGCTGGCGGGGGACAGGCAAGAGTCAAGCGGACCATGATGCGTATGACGCTTGGTTGGCGCGGCGGTATTTGCCGGCGGAAGAGGCCGCAGCCGCATGACCGCCTATTACAACGAGCTCGACCCGTTCGCCGCCGCATGGCTGCGAAACCTGATCGCGGCCGGCTTAATCCCGCAAGGTGAAGTGGATGAGCGAAGCATTGAGGATGTCACTCCAAATGACCTTGCCGGGTTTCGACAGTGCCATTTCTTCGCCGGTATCGGCGGATGGCCCCTCGCCCTGCGCCTCGCCGGCTGGCCCGATGAGCGCCCGGTCTGGACCGGATCGTGCCCTTGCTAGCCTTTCAGCGCGGCAGGCAAAGGCGGAGGGTTTGCTGACGAGCGGCACCTATGGCCCGCGTTCTTCCACCTCATCGACCAGTGCCGCCCTGCAGTCGTCTTTGGCGAGCAGGTTGCGAGTAAGCCTGGCCTCGCGTGGATCGGTCTTGTACACGCTGACCTGGAAGGAGCGGGCTACGCCTTCGGGGCTGCGGATCTGTGCGCTGCGGGCATCGGCGCCCCGCACATCCGACAGCGATTGTTCTGGGTGGCCGACGCCATGTGTGGTCGAGCCGAACGCGTCGCCAGAGAAGGTCTGGGAGCGGAAGCAGCGACTGAGAGCCGAGACCGGAGTCTACCGGGGGAACGATTGCGGCCTGGGGTCAAAGGTTCAACTGGCAGCATGGCCGACGCCGCAGGGCCGGGACGGCATGTACGGCCGCAGCGGGATGATAGAGCGGACGGGCGGCCAGCGCAGGAACCTGGACGACTACGTGTGTCTGGCAGCATGGCCGACCCCAGCGGCGCGGGACTGGAAGTCGTCGGCGAGCAACCAGCACGACAAGAACGCCCGGCCGTTGAACGAAGTGGCGCGGCTGGCGGGTTGGCCGACGACGCGCTCGGCGGACGGGGAGAAGAACGTCAGGACGCTGGAGGGTTCGCTTGCGGAGATCGAGCGCAAGGGCAGCCCGCAGGATCTGGCACAGGCAGCAGCGATCACCGGCCCCGCCCGACTAACGGCCTCTGGCGAGATGCTGACTGGCTCCTCTGCCGCGACAACCGCTGGCGGCCAGTTGAACCCGGCACATTCCCGCTGGCTCATGGGGTATCCGGCCGAGTGGGACGCCTGCGGGGCTACGGTAACGCCATCGTCCCGGCGCTCGCGGCGGAGTTCGTCAAAGCGTGCTCCGGGGTGACGCCATGACCGCGTTCTTTGATGCTTCAGCTTCGCCGCTGGTCAACCGCGCCGCCGATACCGCGGTGGACTTCATCAACTCCTGCACCCCGGCGCTTGGCCGGCCGATCGATCTGCACACGGTCTGCCGCTGGTCGGCGGATGCCGTGGCGCCGAAGCTCAGCGAGGAACAGCGCGCGATGCTGGCGGAGGCGGCTCGGAGGAGGGTGATTGCCGTCAGGGTCGCGCTTATGGGGGCGGCGGCGGCATGATGCATCGTATTGCGCGCAATGTGTCTGCTGAGGATATCGGGGATAACAGTAAATCTCCGTGCCTGCCCGTTGCTGGATCGAATACAATCGTATTCGTGACCGAGTTCTTTGACGAAACCTCATCCGATTTAGTCAACATGGCGGCCGGTGAAGCTGTGCGGTTCATGAATCAGATCGTCGCCGAGCAAGGCGGCCTGCCTCACACGTTTGACCTCGGGCTGGTTTGCCGCTGGTCGGCCGCAGCCGTTGCGCCGCAGCTCGGCATGTACGAATTGAAGCTACTGGGCGAAGAGACGGCCCGGCGCCTGCACGTTGTCGCGACGATGTTGGATTGCACCAAAGGGGCGGCATGATGACTGAAGAGAACACGGATACCTTGGCCCCGCTGACCCCCGAAGGCTGCGATCTCCGCGGCTACGAGTTCATGCCGTTCTATGGCGACCACCTGCTGGGCTCCGACTTCAACGGCCGCGCCTCTGACGCGGAATGGCGCGCCGGCGTGACGCTGTGGTGGGCAGCTTGGAACCAAGTACCGGCGGCAAGCCTGCCGGACGATGACGCCGTGCTGTGCCGTCTCTGCGGGCTCGGGAAGGATCTCCGGACCTGGAAGAAGATCAGGACTGGGGCCTTGCACGGTTTCGTGAAGTGCAGCGACGGCCGGCTTTACCACCGATTTCTGGCCCCCAAGGCGGCAGAAGCCTGGGAGCGCCGGCTTCGGGAGCGGGACAGAAAGGCGCAATGGAGACGGTCAAGGGACGCGGACAGAGACGGGGACAGCCACGGGACAGAGACGGGGACAGGACGGGGACAGGACGGTCTCGTCCCCGTTTTGTCGTCTCTTAAGAGAGAGGGACAGGGACAGGGACAGGGACAGGGACAGGGAGAGAGAGAGAAGAAAGAAAGAAAGAAAGAACCTGCTGGTGGTGGGTACGCTTTCGCGGGGCGCACGGTGCGGCTGACCGAAGCCGACCTGGCGCAGTGGCGGAAAAGCTTTGCCGCGATCCCCGACCTCGTCGCCGAGCTGACCTCGATCGATGCGTGGTGGCAGGACCAGCCCGACGACAAGCGCCGGAAGTGGTTCCACGCAACCGCTGGGATGCTGGCGAAGCGCTGCAACGAAGCCGCAAGCCCGAAGCCGGCGCGAGACGGGCTGATCCCGATGGAGTTCTGACCGTGAACGCATCCGACACCCTGGCGCGTCTCGGGATCAGGCTCCGCAGTACGGCCCCAGGCAACCACAAGGCCCGATGCCCCCGATGCAGCGACCGGCGCCGGAACAAGGCGGACCCCTGCCTGTCCGTGCTGATCGCTTCAGACCACGTTGCGTACAACTGCCATCACTGCGGCTGGAAAGGCGCTGAACATGACCGCGAAGCTTCTCGACGGACTGACCCCCGATCATCTCGCAATCCTCGAAGCCAGGGGCCTGGACGGCGAGAATCTGGCACGGCATGGCGTCGTGAGCTGCGATCGCAGGGATGGTAGCTGGATCGCGGTCCCGTACCTCTGCGACGGCCGCGTGGTCAATCACAAGTACCGGACGATCGCCGGCGAGAAGCGGTTCTACCAGGACGCCGGCACCACGAAGCAGTTCTGGAACCTGGACGTGCTCAGGGACCAGTCCTTGGCCGATCTGCCGGTGATCATCACCGAAGGCGAGTTCGATGCCTTGATCGCTTTGCAGTGCGGCTTTGCCCGCGTCATGTCGGTGCCGGACGGGGCGCCGGCTGAGGCCATCGGCGAGAACGCGGAGAGCGTCAAATACACCTTCGTCGAGGACGCGAAGAAGATGCTTTCCGATGTCCGCGAAATCATCCTGGCGACCGATGGCGACGGCCCCGGCATCAACCTGATGAACGATTTAGCGCTTCGGCTCGGGCGCTCCAGGTGCAAGTTCGTCCGCTACCCCAAGGGCTGCAAGGATCTCAACGACGCGTTCAGGGCGTACGGGGCCAAGGGCGTCACGGCGACGATCAGCCGGGCGGAGTGGTGCCGCGTCGAGGGGCTTTACCGGATGTCGGACCTGCCGCCCGTGGCGGAGCTTCCAGTGTACCGGCTCGGCTTCCCGGTGCTTGATGATCACTACCGGATCAGGCCCACGGATTTCTGCGTGCTCACCGGCATTCCGAGCCACGGCAAAAGCTCGTTCGCCAACGAGATCGCGTGCCGGATGGCGCTGCGCTACGGCTGGACCGCGGCGTTTGCCAGCTTCGAGCAGCACCCCCAGCGAGACCATCTCAGGAACCTCAGAGCCTACTTTCACGGCAAGAAAGTCATCCACCAATCCGATGAGGAAATCGCGGAAGCCGATAGCTGGGTCGACCGGCAATTCAGCTTCATCGTCCCATCCGACGAGGACGAAGTTTCCCTGGAATGGGTGATCGACAAAGCCAGAGCCGCTGTTGTCCAGCACAACGCAAAGCTGGTCGTCATCGACCCCTGGAACGAAATGGATCACGTCAGGCCGCGGGACTGGTCCATGACGGAATACACCGGGTATGCGATCAAGGAATTCAAGCGGTTTGCGAAGCGGTTTGGGGTCCATCTCATCGTGGCCGCACACCCGGCGAAGCAGCGCAGGGACGACAACGGCGGGTTCGCGATTCCGCATCTCTACGACATCGCGGACTCCGCGCACTGGTACAACAAACCCGATGTCGGCTTAGTCGTCTGGCGCGACAAGGCAAGGACCATCGTCCGGGTCGCGAAGTCTCGATACCACGACCAGATCGGCAAGCCGGGGGACGTGGAAGTGATCTTCGATCCGGAGAGCAACCATTACCGGGACCTGGAACCGGAGATGCTTGGGAGGGCCGCATGACCGCCCCAGACAAGCCGGAGAAGCGCGGCGTTGGGCGCCCGAGCATAGCCTGTTCCAATGGAACCGCGTTTGGTATAGGTTGCGGCTATGGCACGTAAACAGCGACGTGAGGGGTTGATGGCTGCGGGAAACGGCAAGCCTCAAAAACAGGCAAGGTTGCAGCGCGGCAATCCGAACCCGCCGCCGCCGCCGGTCGAGCATCGCTTCAAGCCTGGCCAGTCCGGCAATCCGGGCGGCAAGCCGGTCAACGCGCGCAACGCGATCACGCGGAAATTCCTGGAGGTCCTGGCAAAGGATTTCGAGGAAGGCGGCGAGGCTGCGGTCAAGGCGGCGCGCGAGACCGACCCGATGGGCTACGTCCGCGCGGTCGCGTCGCTGCTGCCGAAGGAGTTCGTTGAAGTCCGGCCGCTGGAGGCTGTGACTGACGAGGAGCTGGCCGCCATGATTGCGGATTACCGGCAGCGGCTTCAAGGCGGCCCGGAGACGCACGTTGGCTCCGAGGGCAGCCAGACCACGCACTGATGACCGACGACGCACTGGCGAGGCGCCTTGGGGCGCTGGAGGCCGAATGGGAGCGACGGAAGAGTGAGAACCGACTGGCGGCATACCGACCGTACGCGAAGCAGGCAGAGTTTCACGCTGCCGGCGCGACGCATCGGGAGCGGCTGTTTCTCGCCGGCAACCAGTTGGGCAAGACCATCGCCGGATCTTTCGAGACTGCCATCCACCTCACCGGCCGGTATCCGGAGTGGTGGCAGGGCAAGGTGTTCGATCACCCGCCGGTCGGATGGGCGGCTGGTGTCACCGGCGAGACCACGCGCGACACCGTGCAACGGCTTTTGCTTGGCAGGCCTGGTCAGATCGGGACTGGAGCCATCCCGAAACAGTGCATCCTGGCAACGACTCGCGCGCTTGGAGTGTCGGACCTGATGGACACCGTCCAGATCGCGCATGCCAGCGGCAAGCCCGCCATTCTCGCCTTCAAGTTCTACGAGAAAGGGCGCGAGAAATGGCAGGCAGAAACGCTCGATTTCGTCTGGGATGACGAGGAGCCGCCGCTGGACATCTACACCGAGGGCCTGACCCGCACCAACGCCACGAACGGGATCAACTACCTCACCGCGACGCCGCTCAAGGGCATGACCGATGTCATCAAGTCGTTCCTGATCAGCCCGACGCTGGCGCGCAAAACGATCACGATGACGATCGATGACGCCGAGCACTACACACCGGAACAGCGGGCGCAGATCGCCGCCAGCTACCCGGCGCATGAGCGCGAGGCCAGGACGAAGGGCATCCCGACGCTCGGCTCCGGCCGGGTATTTCCGGTCAGCGAGGAAACGATCTCTGAGCCGGCCATCGTCATCCCGGACATCTGGGCGCGCATCGCCGGGCACGATTTCGGCTGGGATCACCCGCAAGCGACTGTCTGGCTGGCGCACGATCGCGACAACGACGTGGTGCATGTCACGGATTGCTGGCGAGCCCGGGAAACGACGCCGGTTGTCGCCGCCGCCGCCATCAAGGCCCGCGGCGCCTGGATTCCGGTGGCTTGGCCGCATGACGGCCTCCAGCACGACAAGGGCAGCGGGCAGGAGCTCGCCACGCAGTACCGGAACGAGGGCGTCAAGATGCTCCCTGAGCGCGCGACGTTCGAGGATGGCGGTTTCGGCGTCGAGGCCGGGGTCATGGAAATGCTGGACCGGATGCAGACCGGCCGGCTCAAGGTCGCGGCGCACCTGGTCGAATGGTTCGAGGAGTTCCGGATGTATCACCGCAAGAACGGGCTCATCGTGAAGGAAGGCGACGATCTGATGTCGGCGACGCGGTACGCGCTGATGATGCTGCGGTTCGCCGTCACGAAGCCGAAGCCGAAGAAGCCCGCCGCCTCAGCGCACGTCGGCGAGGGGAGTTGGATGGCATGACAAACCAGTTTCGCCGCGCAAACGACCTGATCCCCGATGACATGGTGCTGATCTCGCGTCAGAGCGGCATCCGGGAAACCGATGGCGAGGTGACCCTGCACCTGTCGATCGCCGCCGGCGCCGGCCGTCATTTCAGCATCGACATCCCGGCGAAGTTCGAATCTGCCTCGGTGTTCGCCCGCAGCGACATCGCCGAAGCGTTGAGCCAGATCAGCCGGTGGCTGGCGCGCGGGTCCGGAGGCGTGGCGGCGGCTTACGAAGAGCCGGCGGAACGATGCGACGGCGAGCTGGATCGGATGCGGCCATGACCTGGACCATCACCCCGAGCGAGATCGACCGCTGGCCTGTTGTGAAGTGGAACGACAAGCGGCTCTGCCTGCTCAGCGACGAGGATTTCGAGGCCGCAGTGATCGCAGCAAACGCGCTCGGCGAGGTCGTCTGCATGGATGCGACCGAGGTCAAGCCGGGGCTTGCCGGCGAGGCGTACCGGGCTGACGTGATCGTGGTTTCCGTGATGCGCGAGATGCAGCGCAGAGAGGTCGAGGCCGTGAAGCGGCCGGAACAGGATGACGACACCGATCTGGATGAGTCCAGGCGGGAATAACCGAACCAACCCGATCCAGCGTCGTGACGACGCCGGAAGCCCAGAGCCCTCAGGGGCCGAGAAGGAGAGACCGCTATGGCGATGCCAGGCGAGACCATGCGAACCCCCGCGACGGATGCCGGATCTGTCGCGGGGGCGGATGCCGAGACCCCCGAGGAAGCCGACGATCAATCCGACGATCAATCCGACGAGGAATTGATCGAGCTCGCCCGCGAGCTGTTCAAGCTGGCCGTCGACCGTGAAGCCGACAACCGGAAGAGCTTCATCGAGGATGTCGAGTTCGCCCGGCTCGGCGGCAAGCATCAGTGGCCGGACAAGATCGTGGCGCAGCGCGAAGCCGCCGGGCTGCCGTGCCTCACGATCAACCAGATGAACCTGTTCATCCATCAGGTCATCAACGATACCCGGCAGAACAAGCCCGCGATCAACGTGAAGCCGGTCGATTCCGGCGCCGACCCTGACACCGCTCTGGTGCTCGCCGGCATCATCCGGCACATCGAGAACATCTCGAATGCCGACGCGGTCTATGACACTGCCGTGGACAACGCGGCTTCAGGCGGCTTCGGCTACATGCGCGCCGTGATCGAGCACACCCACGACGACAGCTTCGACAAAGACATCAAATTCAAGCGCGTCCATGATCCGCTCGCGGTCTACGCGGACCCTTATTCCAACGAGGTGGACAGCTCGGATTGGAACGACTGCTTCATCGCCGACTGGGTACCGGAGAAACAGTTCAAGAAGGATTACCCGGACGCCAAAACCGCCATGACCGATTTCGCGTCCGATGCCACGCTGTACCGGCGCGAGGGCGAGGTCCTGAAGCTTGAATGGTGGCACCGCATCGAGACCAAACGCGAGATCGTGTTGCTCAGCAACGGCTGGGTGGTTGGCGCCGACGAGTTCGAGGACGAGGCGGAGGTGTTCAAGGCGTTCGGCGTCACCGAGAAGGACAGGCGCGAAACGCGGTCCTGGAAGGTGACGCAGTACATCATCACCGGCGCCGAAATCCTGGAGCGCAACGAGTATCCGGGCCGCTACATCCCGGTTGTTCCGGTCTATGGCGAGGAGGTCGTCACCAAAGGCAAGCGCGTCTTTCGGTCGCTGATCCATGACGGCAAGGACCCGCAGCGCAACTTCAACTACTGGCGCTCCAAGGCATCAGAAGCAGCGGCGACGGCGCAAAAGGCGACGTGGCTCGGCCCAACCCAGGCGTTCCAGGGCGACTATGCCGACCGCTGGGACAACGCAAACAGTGTCGCATGGCCGTTCCTGGCATACGAGGGGCCGACGCCGCCGCAGCGGGTCAATTACGGCGGTGGCGACCCTGCCGCGATGCAGGAGGCCGCGAACGCCAGCAACGACATCCGGTCCACGATCGGCATTTTCAACTCCGCCTTGGGCGCCCCGTCGAATGAGACCTCCGGCCGCGCCATCAACGCCCGGAAGGTCGAATCCGATACGGCGACGTTTCACTTCGCCGACAACCTGAGCCGCGGCATCCGCTGGCTCGGCAACATCGCCGTGGACCTGATCCCGCACGTCTACACCCCTGGTCGGATTCAGCGCATCCTGGGTCCGGACGGCAAGGAGCGATACGTCACGCTCGGCGAAAGCGGGACCGGCGATCGCTTGCAGGCGGCGCAGCCCGGAGCTATGCCGGGTCAGCCGCCGGCTCCTGGTCTGCCGATGCCGCCACAGCCGGTGCCCGTTCAGACTTCGACTCCGACGCCGCAGCCTGGACAGGCGCAGCAGCCCGACGGCGTGCCCGATCTCGCCCGCACCTACGATCTCAGCGTCGGCAAGTACGACGTCGTGGTGACGGCCGGGCCCGGCTACACCACGAAGCGCCAGGAGGCCGCGGACCAGATGATGCAACTGATCCAGTCCTTCCCGCAGGTTGCCGGGGTGATCGGCGATCTCGTCGCGGAAAGCCTGGACTGGCCTGGAGCCGCTGAAATCGCGCGCCGCTTGAAGCTGATGCTGCCGCCGCAGCTTCAGCAGGACGCATCCGGCGCCGGGGTGCCGCCGCAGCTCATGGCGAAGATCAAGCAAGGCGAACAACTGATCCAGAACCTGATGCAGGCCCTGAAGCAGTGCCAGGCCGAGCTCCAGATGGCGAAGAACGACAACACCGCGGAGCAGATGAAGGAGCAGACCGCGCGCCTCAGCGTCGCCGTGGACCAGTTCAACGCGGAGACGAAACGGCTGGAGGCGGAGACGAAACGCGGCGAGGCCATCGTGGGTGCCTTGCAGGGCAGCGCCGGCGTCCCTGGTGCCCCTGCGCTGCACCAGATCCCCGCAGCACCACCGATGCAGTTCTGACCACCGTGAACCCTGCGCCGCTGTGACAGCGCCGCGATCTCAAGGAGAGACCAGATGACGATCCAGGATTACCTCGCCCGCCGCTTCTTCGCCGCCGATGGCGCCGGCTCAGCCCCCGATACCGGCGGCGCCGCGGCTGTTGTCGATGCCATCGCCGGCAATGCCGTCACGGTGCCCGAGGGCGAGACCGAGGCCGCGACGGATGAGCTTGACGACCTCGACGGCTTGGACCTCGACGGCGCCGAGACGGAAGCCGCTGACCCCGAGGACTGGGAAGACCTGACCCTTGACGACCTCAAGGTGCGGGTGCCCAAGGGCATGACGAAGAAGGCGCAGGAAGCCCTGATGCGCCAGGCAGACTATACCCGGAAGACCCAGGAGGCTGCGGAGCGGGCGCGGCAGATCGAAGCCCGCGAGAAGGCGCTCCAGGTGACCACGGAATACGACCCGCAGATCCGCAAGGGCGAGTATTTCCTGGAGACCATGGACAGCGATCTGGAAAACGAGTATAAGTTCTTCCAGAGCCCTGATTACCAGAAGCTTCAGGCTGAGGACTACGCCGCCGCCGATGCGCGGTGGAAGCAGTACCAGTTGAACCTTCAGACCAGGGCCAAGCTGGTCGGCGCGCTTCAGACGCTGACACAGGGCCGGAACTCCAAGCTCGCAGAGATCCAGCAGTCGCAGGCTGCGGAACTCTCTAAGCGGCGGGAGCAGCTCCCCCGAGAAATCGCCAAGATCGTTCCTGGCTGGAACTCCGAACGACAGACCGCGGTCAAGGAATTCGCGCTCACCCTCGGGTACACCCCGGAGGCGCTCGATCAGGCCCTTGATCCAGTCCACTGGCAGACCCTCGACCTCGCCCGGATCGGCAAGGCGTATCTGCAGGCCAAGGCCCGCAAGGCCAAAGGCACAGTGGAGACCAAGCCCGCCCCGGCAACCAAGACCGTCGGGCAGCGCGGCGGCGGAACGTCCTCTGGTCCAAGCGACAGAATGTCGGTGGAAGACTGGATGAAGGCGGAGCGGAACCGCGTCGCTGCGGCGAAGAAGGCCAGGTAGCCCTGGGGCATCAGCCCCTCCACAAAGCCCCGTCGTGATGACGGTGCTCATCCCAGCGCCCGCGAAAGCGGGCCAGAAGGAGCGTCATGAGCAATACCCTTCTTACGCCGACGGCCGTCACGCGCAAAGCGCTGATGGTTCTGCATCAGAAGCTCAACTTCATCGGCACCATCAACCGCCAGTACGACAACCAGTTCGCGCAGGCCGGCGGTAAGATCGGCGACACGCTGAAGATCCGTCTGCCGAACCGCTATGTCGCCGTGGACGGCGCCGTGATGCAGGTTCAGGACACCGCGGAAACCTCGGTCTCCCTGCAGGTGTCCAGCCAGAAGCACGTCGCCATGAACTTCGGCGCCGCCGAGCTCGCCCTGAGCTTGGACGACTTCACCGACCGCATCATCGAGCCAGCCATGGCGGTGCTCGCTGCCAAGGTGGAGCGCGACGTGATCTCGACCATGGTGAAGGCGACCTTTCAGCAGGCCGGCACCGCTGGGTCCGCTGTCACGCTGAACGCTGTCCTCGCCGCTGGCGGCAAGCTCAACGACTCCCTGGCCCCGCTCACCAAGCGCTCCCTGCTGCTCTCGACCCAGGGCAACATCGACCTGGTGGACGGTCTCAAGGGTCTGTTCCAGGACACCAAGGAACTGTCGGCGCAGTACCGCGATGGCGTCATGGGACACGCGGCAGGGTTCGATATCCTGCAGTCCAGCCTGATGCTGCCGTTCACCCCTGGCTCGGAAGTCGCGGCCGGCTCCTCGACCATCACCATCAACGGATCCAACCAGACCGGCTCCGCGATCACCGTCACCAACGGTTCCTCGAAGACCCTGCTGACCGGCGACATCATCACCTTGCCGGGCGTCTACCGCCTCCACCCGGAGACCAAGGACAACACTGGGGTCCTGCACCAGTTCGTTGTCACCTCCGACGTGGCGACCAGCGGCACCACGATCAACATCTCCCCGTCGATCGTGCTGACCGGGCCGACGGCGAACTGCTCCGCGGCGCCGACCACCGGGCAGGCCATCGCCAAGCTCGGTGTGGCGAACACCGCGTACGGCATGAACCTTGCCTACCACCGCGACGCGTTCGCCTTCGCCACGGCCGATCTGCCGTTGCCGAAGGGCGCCGAGTTCGCGGCCCGCGAGGTCTACGACGGCATCTCGCTCCGGATCTGGAAGGATCGCGACATCCTGAACGACGCCTTCCCGGCCCGTGTCGATATCCTCTACGGCAAGCAGGCCATCCGTCCGCAGCTCGCATGCCGCATCGCCGGTTCGTAACGGCTGAACACTGAACCAGCGCCGTCGTGAGGCGGCGCGCTTCCCTTCGAAGGAGATAACCATGGCTGCAGGTAAACAGCTTTCCGATGGCAACCCGTCCGGCACCACGTTCGGCCAGACGACCTCGGACCTCATCAGCTTCTACAACGTGACCCCGGTCGCTCAGCCGACCGCCGCCGCGCAGGCCGCGATCACCGACGCTTCGGGCGGCACCGCTGCGCCGACCAACGGCATCCTGACCCTGACCGGCACCTACAACTCGACCATCCTCGCCAACGCCATCGCGACGCTCGCGGCGCAGACCAACGCGATCCGCAACGCCCTGGTGAGCCTCGGCGCGATCAAGGGCTCGTAATCTATCCCCGGCGGCGCATCGGTTCCGGTGCGCCGCCCACGTTGCGGAGCGGTAAAACCGTGAAAATCTTCGTCGCCATCCCCGCCTATGACCGCAAGATCTGTGTCGAGACAGCGCGGGCGTTGCTCAATGAGCAAACCGTCGCGGCTCTCTCCGGTCACGAAATCTCGACCCGCTTCCTCCCCGGATGCAGCCTGATCACCATGGCGCGGAATCAGCTCGTGGACGATTTCATTGCATCAGACTGCGACCGGCTGGTGTTCATCGACGCCGATCTGTCCTGGGAACCTGGGTCCGTGCTGAAACTCTGCGCTCACGACGCTGATTGTGTCGGCGGGGCGTATCGGTTCAAGCAGGAAGAGGAGGCCTATCCTGTTGCGTGGCCGGCAAGCGCCGAAATCACCCCGGAGCGGCTGAAGTACGCCGAAGCCGGGTTGATGGAAGTCGAGGGGCTGCCGGGCGGCTTCATCGCAATCCGGCGCGCCGCACTGGACCGATTCCGCGAGGTCCAAGGCAACCGCACCTATGCGCATTTCGGGCACGGGGCTTACGCCTATTTCACGGCGCCGTTTCGCGACGGCCGGCTGATGGGCGAGGACAACGCCTTCTGCGCCGATCTCCGGGCCGCTGGTGTCCCGATCCTCCTGGACCCCAGCCTCGTCATCACCCACCACGACGGACCCACGGCTTACACCGGCTGCGTCGCCGACTGGCTGCGCGCCCGCCGTGATTCCATCAAAGCAGCAGCGGAGTGAACCCATGGGCGTCCTGATGGAAGGTTTCATGCGCAATGCCCAAGGCGGCATCTCGATTCGGCGCTTTGACGCGGACCAGTTTCCGGGTCCGTCGCAGGGCTGGTACGACAGCCCGAGCAAGGTCCCGCCGCTGCCCGGCCAGGAGTTGCCGGAAGCGCCGGCAGATCACGAGCCGGTCAAGGTCAGCCAGGCAGAAGCGCAGATCAGCGCCAATCTCGGCACCTTCGACAAGCGCCGTGCCGCTGGTGCAGCTGACCCCGTGGTGACGAAACCGCGCCGCGGCAGGCCGCCGAAGGAACGGCGATGAGCACCTATCTGGAACTCCAGCAGCGCATCGCCGACGAACTGGACGATGACGATCTCCGCACCGGCGGCCAGATCGCGAAGGCCATCAAGTCCGCCATCGCTTTTCATGAGCGCCGCCGCTTCTACTTCAACACGACTGTCAGCCACACCTTTTCGACCGTGGACGGCCAGGAGTTCTATGGCGCTGCCGATTTGAGCGCGATCCCGGACATCATCTCGATCTTCTGGATGTACGTGACCGTGAGCGGCGTCCGCTATCCGGTGCTCCCGGTACCAGGCGAGATGATCACGCAGTCGCAGAGCGGATACGTTCTCTCGGCGCCGCCGCGGTATTACAGCTACGAGGCGCAGCAGATCCGGCTCTACGGCATCCCGAACGCGATCTGGACCGTCACGATGTCGGACCTGTACCGGCTGCCGGAACTCAGCGCCGACGGCGACAGCAACGCATGGACGACGGATGCCGAAGAGCTGATCCGGCAGACCGCGGAGCGCATCATCATGCGCGACATCACCAAGGAAATCCCGCGCGGGTCCAGCATGCTCCCGGCGGAGCAGGAGGCATTGGACGCCTTGTACCGCGAAACCAGGCTCCGCATGGGCAACACGACCCTGCGCGCCGATGACGTCGCCGGCATGCAGGGCAACCGGCCCCGCGCCAACATCTACGCCGACCAGGCCCGGTAAGGTGCCGAGATGCCGCCGGTCCCTTTCGCCGAATACACCCCGGACCAGCCGCAGTTCGGCACCGGCAATATCGAGGCGCTGAACGCGATCCCGGCGGCGCGGTCCTATAAGCCATTCCCGAGCTTCGGGGCGATCTCGACAACCCCGCTGGCGCACCGCTGCCAGGGCGCCGGGGCCTTCAGGTCCGATTCCGGGGCCATCGGTGTTTTCGCCGGGGATTCGACCAAGCTCTACCTGCTCAGCGGGACGGCCTGGACTGACGCATCCAAGGCCGGCGGCTACAGCACGGACCCTGCCGGCCGCTGGTGCAAAGTCGCGTTCGGCGATCTGGCGCTGTTCACCAATGGCGTCGATCCGATCCAGAAGATCACCATTGACGGCGGCACCGCGTTTGCCAATCTCGGCGGCTCCCCACCGGTCTGCCGGTATCTCGCGGTCTGCAAGGATTACGTCATCGCGGCGCGGCTCGGGACCGATGCAACGGCGGTGCAGTGGTGCGAGACCAACAACCCCGAGGGCTGGTCGATTGGGTCAGGCGGTGGCGACATCCAGCCGATGCCGGATAACGGCGAGGTGACCGGGATCATCGGGGGCGACTTCTTCATCGTGCTCCTGGAGCGCGGGGTCCACCGGTTCGATTTCGTCGGCGGCGACATCGTATTTCAGCGCCGACAGATCGGTTTCGGGGTCGGCTGCACCATTCCGGGTTCAGTCGCGGCGTTCAACGACCGCGCGTTTTTCTATCACGAGACCGGGTTCCATATGTGCGTGTCCGGGTCCGTGCCTGTCCCGATCGGAAACGAACGCGTCAACAACTACTTCAGGAGCCGCATCAGCGCCGGCGCCCGAGATTACGTGTTCGCCGACATCGACCCCGGCAACTCGCTTTATGTCATCGGCTTCAACACCGACGGCTCCGCGAACTACCCCATCACGGAATGGCTGATCTTCAAATGGAACGCGGGCGAGGCCGGGCGGTGGGCGCATGTCATCGACGGCAACAGCTATGACTGCCTGTTCTCTGGGCTTTCCGCGGTCAACACGACGCTGGAGGACTTGGACGTTTACGGCACCCTTGAAGCCGTGCCGCTGCCTCTGGACTCCCCGGCCTGGATCGGCGAGGGCCATCAGCTCCTCGGCGGCTTCGGGTCCGATCACAATTCCGGCTGGTTCAACGGTGCCCCGATGACGGCGACGCTGACCACGGCGGATGTGAACGTGATCGAAGGCCAGAGCGCGCTGGTGCGCGGGCTCCGGCCTCTGGTCGAATCCACGGACAGCCCGACGATTTCCGTCACCGTGAAGGCTCGGCGCGTCCTGACGGAAACCCCGGCCAGCAACGACAACAGCCAGAGCAAGACCCCGAACGCGCGCGGCTTGGTCCGCACCAGGATCAAGGGCAGGTATCACCGCGCCGAAGTCGTCATTTCCGGCAACTGGGTCGATGCCATCGGAATTGACGACATCGAGGCTTACCCGTTGGGGGCAAGGTAATGGCCGGCCGCACAAATTTCCCAGGGCTCAAGGCGCTCGGCGACACGCTGGAGCGCATCAGCCTTGTCGTCAACCAGCTCTTGCTCGGCAAGCTCAACAACACCGCCGACGTGACACTGACGGCGGGGGCGACGAGCACGACGGTTGATGACGACCGGATTTATGAGACATCGGCGCTGGTGTTCTGCCCGACCACGGCGAATGCCGCGGCGCATCCGGTGACATGGTTCACCGCCAGCAAGGGCTCCGCGGTGCTCCACCATGACAACAACGCGTCGGTCGATCGGACCGGCGTCCTGCTGATTTTCTCCTGAAGGAACCGAACCCATGGCCACGATGCTGCCTGCACCGAAACTGAAAGCCGCCGTTCGCGAGGCGGCGCATCGTGGCCGCGGCGACGATACATTGATCGCGCACATCAACCCGCGCGAGGCCGCGCTGCTGAAGCGGCTCGGCGGCGCCGGGACCAGGAACCCGGAAACCGGGGCGCTGGAGTTCTTCGACCCGCGCGGGGCCGGCGGCGTCGGCCGGAATTCCGACGCGCAGCGAGCCGCCGATGCGCGCACCGCCGCAGGATGGGGCGGGTCCGGCGGCGATGCGCCGTCCTTCGGCCGAACCCTGCCGGGCGCCGCTCCTGCGGCTCCGGCACCAGGCACCAAGGTTCTGCCGGGCTTCACGCACACCAAGCAGAGCCCGAACGGCGGCCAGATCGTGGGCTTTTCGGGCGGTCACGCCGTCGTCGGGCCGACCGACGCGGAGGCGAAGCAGCAGCGCGACATCATCGGGGCTTGGCAGGACTGGAACGGGCGAAGCTTCGGCCGGAAGGTGCTGGATTTCGCCGCCGGTCCGTTCCTGAACGACAACATGCCGAACCTGGACGACCCGAACACCTACCACGGCGGCGTCTATCACACGTCCACCAACCCGCTCGGGGTCGCCGCCTCGCTGGTCGGCGGCGCATTGATGCCGGGCGCCGGCATCCCGCTTGGGGCCATCGGGTCGGCGATTGGACCAGAGGTCTACCACAACCCCGCAAGCCCGACCCAGGCTGCCGAGTACGGCATGCCGGGCGCATCGAAGCCCGGAAGCGTCACCGCATCGGCCGCTGCTCCGAACGGGGGCGGGTTCAGCAACACCGGGGGCGGGGCCGGCGGCGTCGCCATGCTGCCGCCCGTTGCCGGGTCCGGCTCGGCTGCCGCAACCCCGCCCGGCCAGCTTCCTGGACCGACGACCTCGCCGACTGGGGTGCAGCTTCCGCCGATCATGGTCCCCGGCGGCTATCAGTCCGTGCCCGGCCCGACGCCGTACGGCTGGCAGATGCCGGCGTGGCAGTATCCGGGGAGGGCGTGATGGCCGATCTTCCTCCGGTGCGGCTGCCAAAGGGCGGCAGGGTCTACGCGATGCAGTCGGCGCCGCAGATCGATCCCAGCCTGACGGCTGAAGTCGCTTCGGTGTTCCGGCAATTCCCGCTGCTGGCGAAGTACGCGCCGGACTATGCCGTGGTGCGCGGGCGCCCGATGCTGCCCGGCGACGATCGACAACTTGAGACTTACGCCCCGGATGAATCCTGGTCGCCGATGCCGGGGAAGGCGGTGACGGAGCTTTACAACTCGGCGGTGCCGCCAGATCAGCAGGCGACCCTGATCGCGGGCGATTTCCTGCACCATCTCGCCGACGTGGACCCGAAATGGGCGGCCATGAAAGCCGCCGTCGTGCCAGCCTCGATGCAAAAAGACCCGCAGACCTACCGCTCCAGGGGCGACGAGTTCCTGATGGGCTACCTGACCCCGGATGCTGCCGACGACTGGCGCAAGTCCGGCGCCTATTCCCCGGACCAGATCAAGAAACTGGATCGCATGGCGGTCTATCTGCAGACCGGATCGATGCTGCCGCCGACTGGAAGGCAGCCATGACCCCGCTCGACTTCCGCGACTGCGGCGGCATCCCGCCGACCCTGAACCCGGCGGCCGTCACCTTCACCGGCATCCCGGCGAACCGGATCAAGGACTTCTGGCTCCAGGCGGAACCACTCCTGGAGAAGGCCATCGCGCGCGGCAGCGACGAGACAACCGTCTCCGTCCTGATCGCGCTTTGCCAAGGCGCGCGCCAGCTCTGGGCTGCCTTTACCGGGCCGGACATGGAAACCATGCTGATGGCGGTGACGACGCGCATCGTCACAACCGGGGCCGGGCGGAAAATCTGCGAGATCGCTCATATCGGCGGCACCGGAATCGAGCGCTGGCTGCAGTTCCTGCCGGTGATTGAGGCATGGGCGGAATCCCAGGGCTGCGGTTTGGTCCGCTTGATAGGTCGCCGCGGCTGGGTTAGAATGCTGGCTCAATTCGACTACGCGGATTGCGCCGTCGTGGTTGAGAAGCCCCTTGCAGGCCACAAGGCCGCAACCGATGGGCTTCCTCCCCGGATCGCCAACACCCGCGCTTCTGTAACAGGAGCGTAGCGGTGCCATTCGGCGATAGCGGAAGCAGCAAGACCCAGACCACCACGAGCAGCTCGGCGCCGTGGGGCCCGATCCAAGCCCCGGCGAAGCAAGGCATCGCGGACTGGACGAAGCTCTACAACTCCGGCGGGCTCAGCGTCGATCCCTATCCGGGCCAGACCGTCGCCGGCACCGCGCCGGAACAGTCCGCGGCATGGAAGATGGTTTCCGACATCGCCGGAGATCCCTCGAAATCCAGCGTCGGAGCCGCGACCAACTACAACAACGCGATCCTCAGGGGCGACTATTCGGCGCTGCAGCCGATGTTCGATGCTGCCCGAGACGCCGCCGGGTCCACCTATGAGGCCGCCGGCCGGTACGGGTCCGGCTACCACGACAACGCGGTTTCCAAGGGCGTCGGTTCAGTGATCGCCAACGCCGCATCCACCGCGGCCAGCCAAGCGCCGGGCCTTCAGCAAGCCATGTACCAGCCGGCGCAGTACCTGGATCAGGTCGGGCAGGAGCGGCAGGGCCAGGCGCAGACCGAGATCAACGCTAACATCACCAAATACAACGCGCAGAAGAACCAGCAGGCGCAGGCGATTCAGAGCTATCTGGCCGGGCTCCAGGGGAATTGGGGCGCCACGAACACGCAAACGGTGCCGGTACAGGGGCAAGGCACGTCTTGGCAGGATCTGTTCGGCGCCGGCCTCGGCGCTGGCGGACTTGCGCTTGGAGCCTATAGCGCCGGAGTGTTCGGCTGATGGCGATGAACACCGCTGCCGTAAACTACCTTGCCGACTTGATGACAGGTCTCGGCACCGGGTTTCTGTCGGCCCCACGCGGCGGCCCGCCGCTCGCCGGGCTTGGCGCCGGCATCCAAAACGCCAACGCGCTCATGGGCCAGCGTCAGCAACAGGCGGTACAATCGCAAGAACTGCAGTGGCGCGCAGATCAAGTCAAGCGGCAGCAGGACGCCGACGCTGAAGCGGCAAGGCAGAAGCAGGCCGCGAAGCTCTGGCTGATCGGTCAGCAGCCGCCGGTTTCGAGCTCGGATTCCGCCGCGACCCGGCTGCCGGCGCAGGCCGGGGCCATTGCCTCGCTCCCGGCGGCGCATCAGTCGTTCTATCAGGGGTACGCCAGCATTGATCCCTTGGCCGCGGCGCAGATGGCCGGGCAGGAGATGCTGAAGGCGCCGGACACTTCGGCCCCGACGACGCGGGATTTCAACGAAGGCGGCAACGTCGTCACGAAGCAGTGGGACCCCAACAGCAAGTCGTGGGTCGCGCTCTCGACCGCGCCGCGCTGGCAGCCCGCCCAGCCGCCGCAGATGCCGGCCGATTACAGGATCTATCTGGAGGACCGCAAGGCGCATCCGGAGATCAAGGAATTCGCCACATATCGGGGCTGGCAGACCTACAACCCCAGCGCCACGACGAAGACCCCGAACATCGTCACGCTCTATGGACCGAAGGGCGAGATCAAGTCGGCGTACGAGAACGATCCCGGCATCCCAGGGATGCTGCAGAACGGGTGGACGGCGACGGCGCCGAAAGCCTCCGTCACCTATCAGACGCTGACCGGCGATGCGTTGAAGGCCGTCAACCCGAACCTTGACGCCACGAAGACCTGGAAAATCGGCTCGGATGGCTCCGCCGTTGTCGTGGACAAGCCGGAAAGGGCAGCGGGCGGGATCATCACCGGAAACGACGCCGCCAAACTCAATCTGGACCCGACCGGAGTTTATCAGGTCCGCCCCGATGGCTCTTATGCGGTGCTGCAGAAGCCGCGCGCCGAGGGCACCTATGGCGGGCAGGGCATTGAGGCGCAGGACAGCAACATCATCCTGAAGGGGCAGGACGACGACGCTTTCCGGGCCACCCCGGAATACGCCTTGGCGTGGAATCGGCTTTATGAGCAGCCGAAGTGGCAGATGCTGCCTGACCCGACCAATCCGAACAATCAGATCCTGACCCCGATCCCGCCGGTTGTGCCGGCTGGGCTGAAGCCGCCGGCAAGGTCCGGAGATTCCGGCCAAGCTGCCCCAGGTGCTCCAGCCATTGGCGCAGCCCAGGGAACGCCCCTTGCGGCGCCTCCCGCAGCGGCCCCGGGCGCCGGCCCCGCCGCTGCTCCCCGCGCTCCGGCGCCATCCGGCTATCGTTACAGTGCCAGCGGCAATCTGGAGCCCGTCCCCGGCGGCCCGGCCGACCCCAACACCGCGACGCCGGAACAGCGCAACAAGGTCAATGAGAAGCTTGCCGGGCTGGATCGCCTGCAAGCCGCGCTGGACAACTACAAGAACCTGATCGCGCCGCCGCCCGGGGCCAAGGACGCGAACGGCAACCCGATTGTCCCGGTAAAGCCGGGCATCGTTGGCTCCGTGCTCGGCTTGCCCACCGATTCCGCCTCCCAGCTCGGGACGGCCTATACCGCTTTGGCAATTGAGGCGAAGAATCTGTTTGAGCTTGGCGCTCTCTCCGGCCCGGATTATGGCCTGATCCAGCAGACTTTGAAGGATCCCAACACCACGGGCGGATACCTGCAGGATAATGCTGGACGGTTGGCTCAGATCGAGGAAGTCCAGAAGATACTCAACAATTCGCGGAAGTCCTATGAGCAGAACTATGGACCCGCGATGCGCACCGGACCCGCCCCATCGCCCAAGCCGTCGATTGACGACCTGAAGAAGAAATTCAACATCACTCCGGTGAACCCATGAGCGGCCCCGGCGGTCCGGCATCCGCGAGCACCATGGCAGTCCCGGCATCGTCCGGTGGCGGTGCCGTTGCCATGGGCAAGATCAAGGCGAACGTCGCCAGCATCATCGACCAAGGCGGCACCGAAGCGGATGTGAACGCCTATCTGGCTCACGAGGGCGTTACCGCGGACCAGCTCCGCAACAGCCCTGCGGCGGCCCCTGGTCAGATCAACGGCGCCACCCCTGTTGCCTCGGCCTACAACCCGACCATGGCACAGCGGATGAGCGACCTGGCCCGCGCCAGAATGACGGGAACCAAAGCGCCGGCGCTCCCCGACGACGCGCCTATCTGGCAGCGCGCCATGAATTGGCTGGACACCTTCAACCGCGGCGGCGATGTGCTCGCTCACGGCATGACGGCCGGTTTCACCGATGAGGCCGCCGGGCTTGGGTCCGGGCTCGCTGCGGTTTTGCCTGGCTCGCGCAACCCCGGCACCTTCACCGAAGGGTATAAGCGCGGCGCTGATGCTGAAAACCAGAACATCGCCAATTTCAAATCCGACAACCCGACAATCGGCAACGCGCTCGAAACCATCGGCTTGATCACGTCGCCGCTGATGCGCGTCGGGCAAGGCTGGCAGCAGCAGGCCCCGACCCTGATCGGCCGCGCCGCGCGCACCGCCGCGGTGGGGGCCGGGCAGGGCGCTTTGACCGGGGCCGGGTACAGCGAGGGCGACATCGGCGACCGTGCGCTCAGCGCCGCTCTCGGGGCCGGCGTCGGCGGCTTGACCGCGGGCGCGTTGGCTCCAGCGATCGACACCGGCACCCGCGCCGGCCAGACCTTCAGCCAGGTCCTCGCCGCCCGCCGCGCCGCTGCGGCTGATCCCATGGAACGGGCCCGCCAGATGGTCGCTGCCGCCATCGCGCGGGACCAGATGACCCCGGTCCCGGCCCAAGGCGAGGCCCTGGTCAGCGCCGGCGGTCCCAACATGCAGGCGCTCGGTCGGCAGGCCACCGTGGCCCCCGGCAATGCGCGGGCTGTCGCGGCGCAGTATTTCGCCGATGCCGCCGGGGACATGCCGGATGCCATCGGGCAGGCGGCGCAGACCAATGTCTCATCGAGCCGGCTGTTGCCGACCCTTGAAGCCCTGGACCGGCAGCAGGCTGCGGCGGCGCGCCCGGCCTATGAGGCGTTCTACAGCCTGAGCCCTGACGCCTTCGATACCCCGTATTTCCGCAACCTGATGGGCGGCGGCATCGGAAAGAAGCTGATTCAGAAGGCTTACGACATCGCGGAAATCGACCGCGCCGCCGGCCGCATCCCGGACAACCCGATGCAGTACCTGTTGGACGCGGAAGGCAACGTGTCGCTGAACCAAGCCCCGACCCCGCAGGCCGTGGACATGATGAAGCGCGCCGTGGATCAGATGGTCGCCGACAACACCGATGCGCTCGGCAAGGTCAGGGGCGCTGAAGGCAATTCGTGGGAGCGGCTGAGGCGGTCGCTGATCAGCAACGCGGATCAGGCGTCCACGGTCGACGGGACATCGCTCTACAAGGCGGCCCGTGACGCCTATGCCGGCCCGGCGCAATTGAAGGACGCCGCGCGCATGGGCTCCCAGGCGTTGAGCTCGAAAGGCCTGACCTCGGAGAAGGCGCAGGCGTTCGCGGACCTGTCGCCATCGGAGCAGGACGCCTTCAGGACCGGGCTTGCGGAAGCCATCATCGAAAAAGCCGGCCAGATGGGGCCGAACACAGACCCGGTGCAGCTCTTTCTGAAGGGCCGGAACGCGCAAGACCTGATGCGGACCTATCTCGGCAACCAGGACGCCTTCGATTCCTTCGTCCGCACGCTGCAGCAGCAGTCCCGCATCGTGAAAGCGTCCCGCGCCGTCATGGGCGGATCCCCGACGGCCCCGCGTCTCGCCGAGAACGCGGACGCCGCGGCGCAGGAACAGCAGTTGACCGACCAGCTCAGCATGGCGCGCGACGCCTGGAATGTCGCCACGGGCCAAGGCGGCGGCCGGGTGGCGGCAGCGATGCGCATTGGCGCCCGCGCCCGCAACTCGGTCAGCGGTGTTTCCGAGCCCGTTGCCGACGAGTTGGGCCGGATGCTGTTCAACCCTGATGCCGCGCAGAACCGCGCCTTGATGCAGAGCCTGGGGCCGCGGGTGCCGCAGCTTCAGGCGCAGACCGCGCAGCAGCAGGCGCTGCAGCGCTACCTCGCCACCTTCGGCACGCTGCCCGCGGCACCGGCCGGCGCTTTCATCGGGAGTCACTGATGCGGTGGCGGGGTGAGACCGTACTTGGCGTAGAGATCGGCGGCTACGACCGGATGGCGCTTTGCCATCTCGGCATCGTACCAGACGAAGAGGCGCCATACCGTGATGCCGGCGAACATGATGCCGTAGGCGATCCGGCATCCCCGGTCGCCTTGTCGGATGCCATAGACGAAGCCGCCGGCGACGAAGAGCGCGATCAGAATTCCGGCGGCGATGTCCCAGACCATGGCGCGGACTTTACCCCGCGGCCTCGTCTCCGTCCAGAACCGCTAACGCCTTGAGCCCGTAACAGAATTCGCAGCGCCGTGATGGCGCCGCAGCCCGGAGAGGGAAATGCCAGATATCGAAAGCAGCAGCTTCAGCGCCACGGACTCCAGCAACAACGGCGCGAACCCGAACGGCTGGGGCGCCGGGCAGTTGCCATCCAAGCTCCTGGACACCGGCCGCGCGACTTGGGGCGCAATCCGACGCCAGTTCGATCGGACCTCCTTCACCCTGACCTCTGCCGGCACCAGTTCCGCACTCACGCTGACCCCATCGCCCGCCATCGCCTCGCTGGTCAATGGCCAGATGTATGGCTTCATCGCCGGGACCGAGGTTGCGGCGGGGGCGACGCTGAACGTGAACAGCAAGGGGGCGAAGGCGCTGAAGAAGGTAGCCGGCGGTGCGCTCGTCGCGGTCGCGGCCGGCGATTTCCCGGCCGGGGCGTTCGTTTCCGTCGTCTATAACCTCGCGAACGATTGCTATGTGATCGTTTCGGCCACAGGGACGATCGCTGACCCGACGGTTTGCCAGGGTCGGCTCGCGGCAGCCAGCACAACCCCGCCGGCCGTTCCGGTGCAGTCGTCACAGGTTTCCGTAACGGGAGCGACGACAATCTATTTCAGCCCGTATGTCGGCAATCAAATCGCTGTCTACAACGCCGCCGGCTGGGAAGTCCGCACCTTCAGCGAAATGAGCATCGCTGTCCCATCCACCACAAACACGAATTACGACGTTTTCTATGACTACAATTCCGGCACTCCGCAGCTTGCGCTTGTCGCCTGGACAAATGCAACGTTGCGCGCCACCGCGCTTGACGTGCAAGACGGAATCCTTGTCCTAAGCGGCGCCCCGACCAAACGGTATCTCGGCACGATCCGCACCGGGGCATCTTCAGGTCAGGTGCCGATGACGCCGAGCAAGGCGTTCATCTGGAATTTCTACAACCGCATCCGTTGGCCTTTGTATGTCGCGGACAACACGGATAGCTGGACCTATTCAACCGCGGCTTGGCAGCAGGCGAACGCCAACACCGCGAACAAAGTCGAGTTTGTGGTCGGGATCGCCGACACCAGCATTGAGGCGCAGGTCATTGGCGCAGTTGGCGGTTCGGCGGCTTCCCAGGTCGCGGCGGTTGGCATCGGCTTCGATAGCGTCACCGTCAACGCGGCGTTTATTTCGACCCCGGTCAAAACCCTCGCGGCCAACAACAGCGCCCAAGCCACCGCGCTCTTCAAGCGTACAGGAACATCGCAGGGCTACCACTACCTTGCCTGGCTTGAATACGGCAACGGTTCCGGCACTCAGACGTGGTACGGCGACAACGGAACCGTGCAGCAGTCCGGCTTCTACGGATCGGTGGATTGCTGATGCTCGGATATTGCAGCCATAATCCCGTCAAGGATCGGCTTCAGGTCCAGATCCTTCGCATGCGCAGCCTGAACGGGATAAGCCCCGCTGCGGTCGGGAATCAGTTGCCATTGCCGGATCAGCTCGGATTTGATCACGGCCCGGATGCTTTCTCGCAGCGCGAAATTGTTGTCGCGCATTTACCAGTAGGGGCTTTTCCCGACATCGTCGGACCAGTCGCCGCCAAACTTAGCCTCGGCAGCGGCGGCCTCGGCTTGGCTCATGACTCCGTCGCCGTCCAAATCCTCACTGGGATTGTAGCGGCAACACCACCCCGTGTAATCGACGCCGGGCGTTGTCGTCGGGTCGTCACGGCTGGAGCCGTCGCCGCTCTGTCCCGCGCCGGCATCGTTGCTCCGGCCGGTGCGTTCCCCGCCGAGCGGGTCCGCCACCGCAACGCCACCCGCCAGCACCAACGCCAGAGCCGCAATCGCAATCCGCATCACCGCCTCCATAGGTTGAGAGCACAGAATATGCGCACTTCCACGGAGAGTTTCAACGCCGCCTGAAAAGCGGTATCCTGATACCCGCCCGCGACGGATGTCGCCGGCCAGCCCAGCACCGGAAAGCCCGGTCGAGAAGGAACCATGAGCGACGACAACAGCCGGCCGTTTATCATCCCGGCCACCTTCACCACTCCCGCCGGCACTACCGCCTATGCGAGCGGCGATCTCATCGCCAACAGCGGCACGGCGGGGTTGGTGCGACCGCTGTCGTTTCAGTTGGTCCGCGGCGTCTGGGCCCCGGGCTTCGTCCGCAAGGCGCACGTCAAGACCGCGGACACCGGAGCCGCTTCAGCCTCGATCCGGCTGCACCTGTACCGGCTCCAGCCGACCCCGAGCAACGGCGACAACGCGGCGTGGCTGACCACGGAAAGCCACTGGCTCGGCTCCCTCACCGGCACGCTGGACAAGACGTTTACCGATTACGTCAAGGGCGAGCTCGTGCCGGACAACGGGTCCGAGGTCTTCGTTGCCGCGAACCAGGCGGCAAACGACGTGATGATCTATGGCCTCCTGGAAGCACGGGGCGCGTTCACGCCGCAGGGTGCCAAGGAATGGGATGTCAGCCTCGCCGGGTTTCCGGGGGCCTGATCCGTGTCCGCTCTCATCCCGGTCATTCTGAGCAACCGCGCCGCAACCGACCGCACCGTTGACGGTTACAAGGTCGGCGACCAGGGCGCCGCCGGATCGATCTATTCCGGCTTCACGCTGGTCTGGCTGGAGCACTTCAAGAGCGCGACGCCGCTTGGCCCGGCCACCCCTAACGGAAGGCCGTTCTCGCGCTCCTACCAGAACACCTCGACCGGCACGCCGGGCGGCCCGCGCACGTCGGAAGGCGCGCTGAATGTCCAATATGATCTCGACGCCGCCCATACCGGCTATGAGGACGCCGGTATGGGCGTCGCCGTCGGCACGTCTGGCATTGCGCAGTCCGGGTCTATCCTGTCGCTGATCTCGCGGCGCGGCACCGTTGCGGAACGCAACTATTTCCAGCCCGGCGGCAGCCGCCTTGAGGTCGGATGCGGGTGGTACTCCCAGTTCGATTGCCTCATCAACCCGCAGGCCAAGGGCACCGGCGATGTGATCGTCGATTTCCGTGTGCGGTATTCGGCCAAGGCCAGCAATCCGCGCGGCGCCCACACTGACCTCTGGACTTCCAGCGCGGAGCCGTTTCCGCAGCTCGACGCCGACGCCAGCAACCTTGAAGGCAACGGCCGCGGCGGGGCCATCCTCGACTGCAACACCGTCACTGCAGGATCTTCGGTCAACACCAATAGCTCGACGACCCAGGATATCTATGACGGCACCTGGCGCACGATCTCCTTTAAGGAGAACACGACCGAGCTCACGATGTATTTCGACGGGACGCAGCAGGATCAGCTCGCCGTCAACTGCAACACGAAGAACAAGAACAAGCAGATCCTCATTACCAACCATGTCTACAACGCTGGATGGCTCGGAGAGAGTTACACCGCCGCCGACTTCGCCGGCGGCCAGCAGATGCAGATCGACACCGATTACGTCGCTGTCTGGGTCCGCACCGGGAAGCCGTACTTTCAGCCGCTGCAGTCCGTCGCCGATGTGAATATTGCCAACGGCGCCGGCACCACCATCAACCTCCCTTCGAAGCTTGCGCTCTGGGGCGATAACACCGTCACCGAGTTCGCTCAGTGCGTCATGACCGAAGGCAACGAGCCCGGTGGCGACTACGCGGCGACCTATGACACGGTTCCGAGCTTCGTCACCATCGACCTCAATGCCCGCACCGTGACGGTTGCGGCGACCGCCACGAAGGCCGGGCGCCTGACCGTGCATCTGCAGTGCCGAAACAGCAGCGGGTCCGCCTGCAAGCCGCTGGTGTTTCACGTCAACATCGGCCCCAGGATCACCACGCCTTCCGTGATCGCCGTCACCAACAACGTCGCTTTCAGCCGCAAGATATATGACGATCTCGATTGCGGCATCTTCACCTCTGATGCTTCCGGTCGGCGCGCCAAGGTGGTTTCAGTAACCGGCCTGCCGTCGGGCCTGACCTACAACGATACGACCGGCATCATTTCCGGGACCGTGACCGTCAACGGCGACACCACGATCACGATCTCGGTCACCAACAGCCTGGGCCAGAGCGTCACTGAGACGCGCACTGTCCGCGTCGCGGACGCCGCGTCCTACGCTTACGAAGGCTGGACCAAGGTCGGCTGGTTCGACGCATCGGACGCCGCGACGATCGCCTATTCCAGCGGGACCATTGTCTCGACCTGGTCGAACAAGGCGACCGGCAACGGCGATCTTACGGTGCAGGGCCAGACCAACCGGATCAACACGGTTGCCGGCGCCCAGAACGGTCGCCAAGTCATTCGCCTGACCCGTGATGTGGCGACGGCCCCGAACGTGCCGCGCATGGTCGCCAATTCCAGCGACACGCTCTCGACCATGTTTCAGGGCAACGACCAGCCATATACGGTCATCGCAGCGTTCAAACCGACTGACACCAACACCGGCTACATCTGGGCGGCCTCCCGCTCGGTCGATGCGACGAACGCGGAGAACGTGGCGCTGGTCCGCCGCTCCGGCACGGCTTCCGCGGTGCGCCGCCAGCAGGTCACGGCGACGCCGAACGATGTCAACGCGTCCAGCGCCTCCGGGTTCGTGTCGGGCACGCCGCTGGTAATCGCGGTGCGCCACACCGGAACGGCGGTGACGATCTGGACCAACAACGCCACCAAGTTTGCCGATGCGGTGGCGCAGGACACCGCCGCGCTCGGTGCGGTGATTTTCCGGCTCTTCGCGGCGTGCATCGCCAACGCCAGCAACCCGACCTACCAGACCGTGCAGTGCGCCATGGATTTCTACGAGCTGGTTGTCCTGAACAACGCCAGCAAGTCGGACGGCGAGATCACCCAGGCGATTGCCGACTTGCAGACGAAGTGGGGGATCACGGCGACATGATGTCAGGAAGCGGGATAGGTGATGGAGTGGGTCAATTGACTGTCGGCCGACCAATAATCAACGTGTCCGCCGCGCTCTTTTATGCCCCACTTGTCGGCCATGGCAGAGACCATTTTGGGGATGTCCGCTTCGGACTTCGGGCGCGCCATGATGATCTCACAGTACGAATAACTGCCCGGAATATCGCGCGGCCTTACTTCATTCGACCAATAATCGACGTGAAACCCTTGCATGCTCGGGTAGGCAACAAATGTGTGCATGGGCAGCGGCAGGGCCTTGACCGGCATCAGAAGCCCGGAACGGATTACAATCGGCGCGGCCAAAATGCCGGTGACTACAGAGCGACGGGACAGGTTCATGCGGCATCTCCTGTGAGGGCGCCATTCTACACGCAGCCGAGCTCAGCAGCTAGGCCCGCAGGCGTCCACACCGAAAGCGCCCGCCATGGCTGACACCGTCTCCGCCGAACTCGTCGCCGAAAGGCTCGCCGGCCTCAAGGAGCTCATGGAGGCGCATACGGTGACGACGGCGCAGCAGCTCCAGCAGATCAACCGCCGCCTGGATCAGGGCGCGGAAGATGACCGCCGGCGCGATGAGCAAATGGCGCAGAACAAGGACGCCGCGATAGAAGCCCGGCAACGGCTGGAGAAGAAGGTCGACGGCATCGCGCGCACCACGTCGGAACACGCGGACTGGATCAAGACCGTTGGCCAGCCGCTTGCCGACGCGCACGCCGCAGCGGCCGCGAAACGGGCGGCGAGGGCGGAGCGCAGCAAGGGTGCCGCATGGGCTGTGGCGAAGATTGGAGGCGGCATCTCGCTGGCAATCAGCGCGGTGTGGGGTCTCTTCGGTGAGCACGCGCTCGATGCGGTGAAACGGTTCATTTCAGGAGGGCATTGAGATGGCGCAACCAGCGATCCCGCTCGCTGAAGCCAAGCGCCGCATCGCCGCGGTAAATTCCGCCCTCAAAGCCGGGTATCCGGCGCGGGGCGTCACCAATAAGCCTGGAGCGGTTGCCGTTGCTGCCGAGGCTCTAGGGCTCAACAGGGAATCGATGCGGCAGGGGCTCATCTCCATCAAGCGGGTTCACGGATTGGAGCCGGACTGGAGCCTGGCACACAAGATCGCCGAGAACGTCACCATCCCCGATGCCGTTGACGACCGCCGGCAGAAGGACCAGATCGCCGGCCTGCGCAGGCAAGTCACGGCCCTGGAGCGCGAACTGGCCTCGACACAGGATCTCCGCCGCGCCCTGTTCAATCTCACCACGGAAACCGTTTCGGCCCCGACATGGACGGTGCGCCCGACAAAGGCCGGGGCTCCAGGGATGCCTATCCTGTTTGCGTCCGATTTCCAGTGGGGCGAAGTCATCCGCGCCTCGGAACTGGACGGCATCAACGCCTTCAACATCGCGGTCGCGCAAGCCCGGTACAGGCTGCTGATCGAAAAGACCATCGATCTCAGCTTCAACCACATGGTCAACCCGCAGTACCCCGGCATCATTTACATGCGCGGCGGCGACATGGTGAGCGGCGACATTCACGCCGAGCTGCGGGAGACCAACGAGCTCGCGGCGAACCCAGCGGTAAAGTCCTTGGTCGAGGCGGAGACGTGGGGCATCGCGCAGTTGCGCAAGGCGTTCGGCAACGTCCGCGTCGTTTCGGTTCCCGGAAATCACGGCCGCACCACGATGAAGCCGCAAGCCAAGCGCGCCGTCGAAAGCAATTATGACACCGTGTCGGCGTGGTGGCTGGAGTCCGTTTTCAAGGGCGATCCGGCGGTGACGTTCCTGACCCCGGATTCCGGCGATGCCATCTTTTCGGTGTACGGCTGGAAATACCTCCTCACGCACGGCGACAAGATCGGCTCCAGAGGCGGTGAAGGGTTCATTGGCCCCGCCGCCACGATCGCGCGCGGCATGAAAAAGCTGGTCGATTACTACGCCGGGCTTGGCCAAACCCTGGACTCCATTTTCATCGGCCACTTCCACAACCGTCTTGAGTTGCCGTGGGGCTTCTGCAACGGCTGCCTACCCGGATACAGCGAGTACGCGAAGATGAACCGGATGACCCCAGGCAGGCCGGAGCAATGGCTGTTTTTCTCGCACCCCCACCACGGCCTCACGGTGCGGTGGCCGATCATGCTCGACGGCAAGCTGAAACGCACCGTGCCAGTCAACGATCTGGCGAGGAAGGCTGCCGCATGAGCCGGTCCAAATACGATCAGGTCTATGACGGCGAATGGTGGCCGTTTCGGGAGGGCAAGTCCAACCGCCGCTGCAAGATTGCCTGCTGTGACTGCGGGCTGGTTCACCAGTTCCACATCCGCATCCGAGGCGGGAAGGTGTTCATGCGTGTTGACCGCGACCCGAAGGCCACTGGCGGCCGGCGGCGCGCGCTCAAGGCTGAGAAGGAGAACGACGATGCGTAAGCTTATCCTCGCTCTGGCTTTGCTGATCCCGGCTCCGGCTTTCGCTGACGGTCCCTGCCTCAGTGTCGAGGCATGGTTGGCGCGCGTCGCCGATCACAACCCGACCATCCACATCGAGCGCACCGTGGCATTGAACGCGGATCAGACCGCTGAAGCCGTGAAGATTTTCAACGAAACCCCGCCGGTCAACCAAGTCATCACGGCAGACGCGGCCGTTGTCGTTGCAGGCAGCATCAACGGCGTTCCTATGTCGTCCGTGCTGGTCGGGTTCTTCCATGCCGGGTGCAGCGTCGGCGGGATCACGATGTCAATGAACCGACTGCCGGAGCTTGGCGCGTGAGCTTCTGGCTCCTGTGCAGCCCGTACACCCTGTACGTGGACCGTGACGAGGCGGCCATTCAGGCGGCGCGGGCTACCGGGCTACTGGAGCGCGCCGGAGTGCCGGTATTTTCGCCGATCCTCAAGGGTCACGCGCTGGTCGAGCATGCCGGGTTTCCAATCCATGACCCTGAATTGTGGCGGCGCATCAACGCGCCGTTTGTCGCCGCAGCCAAGGGCGGGATCGTTCTCAGGCTAAACGGTTGGCGGGAAAGCGTCGGGATATATGAGGAGCGCGAGGAGTTCGCCCGCACAGGTCGGCCGGTGATCTTCATGGATCCCGGCAAGGTGCCGGAGGAAATCGTTGGGCCGCCGAACCGCACCGTTGCGGCGCTTCAGGTTTAGTGGCAAAGCGCGGCCATGGATAAGCCCTCTAGGATACCGAAAGCTGCGGCTGGTGGTGCGCTCGCAATCGCGCTGGCTGCGGTTGCGATCCTTGAGGGCTACGGCCCCGAAGTCAGGCCGGGCGTCTATCGCTCCTACACCGACATCGCCGGGGTTCTCACGATCTGCAACGGCCGAACCGGACCGGATGTGAAGCCGGACCAGCTCGCGACGAAGGCGATCTGCGACGACATGGCCCGTGCGGACATTATCGAAGCATTCGCCGCAGAAGATGCGGAGATACCGAGCGTCGAGAAGGTGCCGGAGCGGGTGAGGGCGGCTGTTGCGCTGTTCATCCTCAACGTCGGCAAGGGTGGTTTCCAGTCCTCGACGGTCCTGAAGCGGATCAACGAAGGCCGATACACCGACGCCTGCAACGCTCTGATGATGTGGACGAAGGCTCGGATCAACGGGCAGCTTCGCGTCGTCGCCGGGCTGGTCAACCGCCGATCTGCGGAACGGAAAATCTGTCTGGAGGGGATCCTGTGATCATCATCGCCGCCCTCATCATCCTCGCCGCTGCCGCCGTCGGCTTCCTGCTGATCCGCGACCGCAGCCGCGCGCTCGACCGGCTGATGGCGAAAGCGCCGGCTCTGCAGGCAGGCATCGACAACCCCGAGATTGACGAGGATCACATCGGGGATTTCGTGGCCGTGGATCAGCAGGCGCGCGACAAGGGGGCGGTGTGATGCACGAACTGGCTTTGATCCTGATGTTCGGTCTGATCTGCGCGGCCATCTGGTTTTGCTGGCCCCTCGGGCTCGGGATGCTATTCGCGACCCTTTGCATGCTGGACGGTGCGTGATGGGTGCGCTCTCAATCCTGCAGGTGATCGGCGCCGGCCTCGGCTGGATCTGGAATCACAAGACGCTCTCCGCGCTGATCCTCTGCGCCGTCGCTCTGGCGTGGTCGCGGCACGAGGTCTCGACGCTGACGATCGAGCGAGACGCCGCGCGGTCGCAGATCGAGGCGGCACAGGCCAAGACTGCCGTAGCCGAGCGCCAAGCCGCCATATCCGCCGCAGACGCCGAACGCTGGCAGAAAGCCTCTGCCGACCGGGACAGCACCATTCAGCAGCTAACGGCTCAAATCGAGGAACAGAACGCGGCTATCGAAGCAGCAGCATCCAAGCGGGCCGATCTCCTGAAAGCACTGGACGGGGCGCGTATCGAGAATGACCGGCTGTCCCAGACAGCGGCAGACCTAGCAAGGGAATTGGACGATGAGGCTAAGGCAGCACCGGCAGATGTTCGCAGCATTGGGCCTATTGTGCAGCGCAGGGTTAACGGCCTGTTCAACTGACAAGCCGGTAAAGCTCGCCCCCATCCCAGCCCCGGCTGCCGTAGTGGTGAAGGTGCCGCAGCTCGTCCCGCTGCCGGCCGATGCGACCACCCCGTGCCCGGAGCCCAAAGCCCGGCCGATCGCAACCGACGTGGATCTGTTCAACGCGGCCATGGCGTTCAAGGTCTGGGGAACCTGTAACGCAGCAAAGCTCGGGGCTATCCAGAAGGTGCAGCCGTGATGTTTACCGCAGACCAGATCGTCGCCCATCTCGTTGGTGATTACATCCTGCAGTCCGATTGGATGGCGGGCGAAAAGACAAAGCGCAGCATCGCGGCCGCCGTCCACGCGGTCACATATACGCTGCCGTTCCTGTTTCTCACGCAGAGTCCGGCCGCGCTCGCGCTCGTCGCCGGGACGCATTTCGTGATAGATCGCTGGCGTCTGGCCCGGTACGTCTGTTGGGTAAAAAACATCCCGTGGAAGCCGTGGGCTGATTGCGCGGCTACCGGGTATCCCAGCGACAAGCCCGTGTGGCTATCGGTCTGGCTGCTCATCATCGCCGACAATACGCTGCACCTGATCTGCAACGCGGCGGCGCTGCGGTGGCTGTCGTGAGCCGAACCCTCCGGAAATTCCGGATAGTTGCCCTCCTAGTCCTCTCCGGCTGCGCTCAGTTCCACCCGACATACCCGGTTGACGTGAAGGCTTTCGAGATACCGGTTATGACGTTTGCGGTTTGGGGGTTTTGAGGTAGGGTGCGCGACAGTGCGAAGTCGTGGGTTCAAATCCCACCCGCTCCGGCGGTAGCTCAGGCTGGTAGAGCAGCACATCGGGGAGGTCGCGGGTTCAAATCCCGCCGGGCATGCCCGTAGCTCAGTCTGGTAGAGCGCCCCTTGTGGTTTCAGAGCGCCAGTCCTTCGGGGCTGGCGTTTCTGCTTTCAGGGCCAGCCGATCAGGTAGCCACACCCAAGGAAAAGCCTTGCAGATCAATGGCGGCAGGTTAGCCAGAACGGCTCTCTAAGCCATTGATCCGCCGCACTTCGCCTAATCCCGTTGGGGACGCCAGCGCGCATGGCGCTGGTAACCGGGCGCCGGATGGCCGGGTCTCCGGAGCCAGACCCGAATCTCCCAAACCGGATTTCCCGATACCGCGCGCCGCTGGCCCGCGGCCATGCCGTCCAGGCCGGGCACACGAGACCTGCACCTTCGGCTATGCAGATCGCGGCGAGATATGAAGGCCGCGCCCGCTCGCTCTGTGTGCGCCGTCACGCTTCTCCGGGATGATCGCCGTCACGCCGGCGCGCCCTGAACCTTGACCGCGGCGCCGGCGACTTCCAGCATGACCGAACCAGCCGCGCATACCGGATTACTCGCGTTCTCACCGCCCGCCGTCCCGGCATCGCATCGATCGCCCGGGAGTCACCGCAGCGTTTCAGGAGAGCAGCATGAGCAAGCGGACAAAGGCCGACACCGTCAAGACGCGCGCCCTCTTCGCCGCGGTCAAGGACCGCAGGCCGGCTTCCATCACCGAGATCGAATTCCAGCAGCAGGCGCGGCTGGCCAAGCTCCGGCACCCGCTCGGCCGCGCGCTGAAGCCGATCCTCGCCGCCGGCGGCTTCGACCTCGCTCGCATCGACCGCAAGCTGCAGGCGAACCAGGCGGTCCTGCGCAAGGCAATCGCCGCCGACCGGGCCGCGACCGCGCGGCAGGTCGCCGCGCTGGTCGCGCGCGACGCGGCCGGACGGGAGAATACGCGCCGCGCGCTGGAGCACATCGCCTACCAGCCGCTGCTCAGCACCGCCATTCCGCTGCGCCTGCCGATCTATATCGGCGCGCGGCCGGCCGGGTTCCTGGTCGATGCGCAGCAGCAGCCGGGCGCCAGCTTCGCCCGGGCGAAGCTCGGCACCGGCCAGGACACGTCCAGCGGCCTTGCCAAGCTCAGCTTCTATTTCTCCTGGACCAACCCGTCGAAGTTCCTGGCGGTGATCAACTGCGCGGCCGACCTCATTTCCAGCGGCGCGCTGGGTTGCGCCGCGGAGCCGGGGCTGCTGTTCGGCGGCAGTGTCGCCTTGCAGCTCGGTACCCAGCTCAACGTCTTCGCCGGCACCACCACGATCTCGTGGCAGCCCGGCCAGCGGACCAGCATCGCCGCGCTCGCCACGTCCGGCGGCGGCATTTTCGGCTTCGGCGACGTGATCAACAAGCCGGTCGCGGACACCGCGCATCTGCATTGCGAGACGATCCTGGTCGAGGGCAACCAGACCGTCTTCTTCGAGGTGGCGCTGGTTGCGACCTATACCATCGACGATGCCAATGTCTCGGTGAACTTCGCCGATGACGGCGGCTCCATCGCCTGCCCGGGACTGACCGTCGAACTGCTGACGCCGCCGGTCACCACCACGCCGCCGATCTTCACCCTCCCCGGCGAGGGCACCAAGGTCACCGCCACCCGCCGCCCGCGCTCTGGAAAGAGCGTACCCAAGCGCGCCACGCGGCGCTGA